TCATATTGACTCCGGATAACCGATCAATTTGCCAGTGTTCTGAGTCGGTCTTTCTATGGTTTCAAAGTTGTCCTGATCCAGGGCGCTCAGTCCTTTAGCCAAATTCATGTTGATGATTGATTTGAGATAGGTATCCGTGGTGGAGGCTCTCTTGTGCCGGAGGATTTTTTGCATATCAGCAACTGAATACCCGCAATTTAAAAACAGATGGGCGGCTACGTGGTGCCTGATCGAATGAAAACCAAAAGGTTTGATCTGCCTTTCCTCTGGCCTCGGCCTCCATCTTCCGGCCTTGTCTTTTGTGAAGTTGATGGTTCTGAATATCCTGGGCAGGATTTTATCCAATGTTGTTTTTGGCAACTGCCCCCCGTTATTCCCGGGGAAAACATAGTCACTTTTTGCAATTTTGCTCCGGCGATAAAGAATTTCATAGAGACTATTATTCATCTCCAGGCTGGTCCTGTCCATGGACCCTCCCTTTCTTTTCCTCGTGGAAAACCATACTATCCTGTTGGAGAAGTCACAGTCCGCCACTTTGAGGCGACGGATCTCCACAGACCGGGCCAGGGAATGATAAAATGTCCGAATCAGATCCTTTTCAAACCCGTTTGCTACTTTGAGGGCTGTAAGAATATGCTCCTTTGGCGGCACATACTTTTCAAATGGATCGTCCGCATATTTTTCGATGGGGGTCATTGGATTGTCGAAAATGAGTTTTCTATTCAGCATCCACAGAAATAGCGTGTTCAGCTCTCGCAGTTCCCGGTTTGCTTTTTTCCCGCCCTTGGTATCATATAAGTTATCGAGATATTCTTCTATATCCAGCGTCGTTATAGGGAGGGGCAGATCCTTACGCCAGAAGCCCAGTAAATTTTTGATCATGGCTTTTTTATATCGAAAGGTATTGTGGTTTTTGCAGCGGGTTCGAACCTGTTTAAGATATGGAGTCGATGCCTTCGAGAAGGTTAAAGGGGTCTTCTTCTTCGGCGGATGAACCTGGGTCTCCTCGATCTCCTTCCAGTGATCCTCCTCCCATGCCGAGGCCGCAGTTTTTGTCTTGAAGCCTCTTTTTACCTTCCTGTATTGAAAGGATTCCGGACTGATTTGCTTCCAATGCTTGAATTCCAGGAGGCGACTGAACTCTTCCCCCTTTATAACCTTCTTGACTATCCCGGCCCAGCAGTTGAGCCTTTTGTCTTTGGATGGCATCCTTTTCCTTTTGAGAATAGTCCCTGTCAATCAAGAACGCAAAAATGTCCTCTATAATAAAGCGAGCCGATTTTAGATTCCTGCCCTCGGCTACAAAAACCTTCGGATAATCTTTCCAGGTCTTTTGCAGAGTTCGCTCCTCGACCTTCAATACCTTAGCAAGGGTATGAAAGTCAATCATATGAGAGGACTGTTCGGTCAATCTTAACTCCTGGGCGTATCCTTTTGATTAATGATTTTGAAAGGGATTGATAGTGTTACTTTCATTTTCAATGGCCGCTTTAATTAAACTGACCATTTCCTTAAGTTTATTGCTCTGATCTTCAGTGAAAACCGTATCATCAGAAACAATATCCTCTGCCTTTTTTAAAAGTTCTTCTGTTTGCCAGTTCATTTAAGAAAACCTCTCGTAAAAATTTCCTTTACAATATAAATTCAATCGTTTATCTTATGTTTACGGTCTCCTTTTTTACCGGAAAGGGGCCCTGATTGCAGGCCCCGGTGGTTTCCCGACCCCGGGGCCATTTGTTTCTATATTTTTAGGTGCCTTCACTTTTTCAGGAGGGGGGCTTGACAGAAAGCCACCCATCATGAGTACCCCGTTTATATTCCCAAATAAAAAGGAGACAATACATGCAAAACTGTTTATGCTGCAGAGAAGATATCCCAACTGACAGGCCGAGGAAATGTTCAGTACCAGGCTGTCGTAAAATATTTCGAGGTAGAGGCTGGGAAGGGATTGATGCCCATTGGAGATCGAACCACGAAGAAATAATGACCTATGAAGAATTTTGGAATTCATTGTGTCATGAACATAAAAAATGAATCCATGTCCGATTGATATGTTTTTAATTTCGCCAAGATTTCTCAACACCGTTGGGTTGACTTTGAATTTTGTTGGAGTATCAATTTTATTCTTCTGCTCTTTGCCGATAAGGATATCCCCACAAGGACTATCAAAGGAAAAGCGTGTCTTTAAACCAAGGCCATATGATCCAATGTTAAAGAATCGACCTACTTCGAAAGTTCTCATAGGTGCAGTTTTTCTTATTCTCGGTTTTCTCTTGCAGTTTATTTCAATTTGGCTTTGAGTCATTTCATTATCTTTGATTTGTTTTAAGTCAGCTTTATACAGAGTTAAGTTGCTTTTTCAGCCCACGGTAAAAGATTCGGCATCGTCCGTTTTTCATATGCCACCTGGATCTGGGGGGCCATATAGTCCCCAACCGTGGATCCGTCCGGGAGCATGATATGGGCCATGAATTCATCTTCTATTGTCGTAATTCCGACCTCCACGGCCTCCAGCTTCGCTTTAATGACCAGGGCCAGGGCTCTCCATCTCTGGCGACAGGCTTTTTCCCATTCTTTAAGGGCGGCTGCCTCTGATCTCTCCTTTCCGGTTGGTGTTTCTGTAAAATCTGAGTCAGATTTGTCAGGAAGAGGAAGGGTGAATTTGATCTGCCGGCCGCTCATTGTGAATCCGATCATGGCCTGGGCCTGGTCCCAGCCCGAGATAAACTGATCGGCCCCGTACCTCTGCAAGGTCTTCTCTATCTCGGCTTTGGATTTTTCCACGCTGACGCCGGTGTTTTCTGCGTATCTGGGCATCATCCCTCCTCCTAAAAGCAGATGATTTCCGGGAAACCAAAGACCCATTGATCAAACAATGGGTAATTGACCCAAATGTACAAAATCAGTGAGAGCAAAAACACGATCCATAAAAATTTCATTTTGGAAACTCCTTTATCCTTTCCGGATATCCGTAATTATCTTTTACCCAGACCTTGGCACCCTTATTTTTGGCAGTTTTGAATAGGGTGTATGCCCATTCCATTGGTGTTTTTTTTGCGCCCCGGTTTGAATTGGCTCCAATGATGATCCACTTGATGCCAAATAGGTCTGATTCAACCGGGCCAAGCAAAGGTTCAAATGATAAGAACCGGTTTATCCCGCAATAGGCACTGGTGGCCCATACAAGCTTATGGCGGTTGTCCGCCGTTCTCTCTGTACCGTCAACCGTTGTGCCGAACCAGCAATTGTTTAGCCCCATCAAACTGAAGTCTGCATATCTTTCCGGATTTTTGGTGAGGAACAAAAATGTATGGCGTGGATTCTCCCTGACCTTATCCAGGACTCTCTGGATCCATTCATCGGGGACCCAATCGCCAAACATATCGGTGCTGGATCCCGTGAAGATGACAGCCGGTTTCTTGGGAAAATTCGACTGCAGGTGCTTCTCTTTGATCTGGAGTTCTGCCATGGCAGGGTAGCGCTTCCAGAAGCCCTGCATGTAGCAGTAAGGGCAGTTGTGCTGGCACCGGCCGGAGATTGGATTATAGGTGAAGTCGCAGTAGTCTATTTTTCCGGGGCCTTGTTTATTTAGCTTCATATTCCTCCTGGGACAACCACGCCCTTTCAATGATTTCACACACCTTTGCCAGGTTTTTTTTTGAAAGCCCAACCAGGCAGGATTCAGACACTCCGATCTCTCCGTCCAAGATCGCGTTCTTCAAGTATTCCCAAATGCAGCATAGGTAATAATCAGTGAAGAAGACTTCTACTATTTGGCCGCAATCTTCGCATTGCCGATACCGAGAGAGTTGCCAGTCAGGTTCATACGTATCCACTCTGAAAAAATGGGTTTCCCCTGGCATGATGGAACCCCCACATTCTGAGCATTCACATTCTCTCGATGCTTGGTGGGTCCGCTTGTCGATTAAAATTTTATAATCCAAATCGCAGTCAACTGAACAATCCACTTCGCATGAACACTCCATAATTAAGCGATCCTCCTTTTTAAAGGGCCTTGTTTATTCAGCATCGTCATCCTCCTGATGCCGCCATAACCTTTCAATGATTTCACAGACCCGTTCCATGTTGTTTTTGGAAAGGCCGACCAGACAAGATTCTGACACGCCGATCTCTCCGTCCAGGATGGCATCTTTAAGGGATTCCCATATCTCTCCGATAAAATAGTCGTTGAAAAATACGGTTGCGATCTGGGTGCAATCGCTGCATCTCCGATACCGATCAAGTTCTAATTCTGGATATGACCGGTAAGTTTCGCAAAAATGAGGTTCTCCAGGAGCAATAACTTCTCGACACTCATCACAATCTCTTTCTCTCGGTGATTTATGGGAATCATTCTTAATGAAAGGTTTACAATGATAGTCGATGTCAGAATCCAAATCACAATATACCGTGCATGAACACTCCATAATTAAGCGATCCTCCTTTTTAAAATGATCTGACACTCGATATTATCCGGGCAATTGTGCGCCCAGATAAGTTGATTGTATTTTGTCTGCCGGTACCACTTGCCCATAAAATTCCCGGTGTATTGATCACCGTCCAGCATGAAGTCGAACATATTGAGAAGGAACACGGTTGCCTCCTTTAAAATGGGCAGAATTCAAAGTCACAGAATTTGCAAGTGTTCTGGGCAAAATCCAATTCTAAATTACACTCAAGGCAAAACATGGAATCGATGGTGGTCTGATTCTTCTCTGCCATGTTCGACTGAACCATTTCTAAGTAAGCCAGGTCCTTTAATTCGATTTGCGCCTGCTCCTTCAACCAGAACTTCAACAAGATCTTGGCATCGTTACTGGCCATGATCAGCATCCCCTCGATGGCTTTCAGTCTAAAGAGAACCTCACTCTCCTCATAATCACCCTCTTTAAAAGAGAATGCGGCTTGGGCCTTCCCGAGTTTTTCAATCAGGATTTCTGCCTCTTCGATGTGATTCATGCCCTCTCCTTTATCCATTCAGCCACTTCACGGCATCATCATAAGCCTGTTCAAAACCTTCTCCGAATCTCGACCACAGGGCCTGTTTGTACCTGGCCGGAAGGGCCTTATAACAACCGAGACAAAAAGCATTCCTGGCTTTTTTTTCGGCTCCGCACTGGCATTCTTCGCCTTTGAACTGATCGATGTACCATTGCCGGTCCGGGATCAGGGCAGGGGGCGGCCACGGGACATTGAAAACTCCTTGCTGCCCTTTGTAAGGATGAAAAGTCACGGTTTCCGGATCCTCAAAAACATAGCCTTTGGGGCCGCAAAACCATGGTGAGGTATGCTCGGTCACGCAGTCCACCATGTTCACCTTGCCGACGATCCCGCCGCGCAGATCCTTGGAATCCAGGACCGGCTTTTCCAGGTGCGGGAAGTTTTCGATGATCCAGTCAGCTCCGTCATTGTCGAAGGTCAGGGAGGCGTGAATCAGAACCGGTCCCCGGTGGTTCCAGGGCTTGGGCCGGTTCTCTACCGGTTTGTGTCCGAGTACGAGCATGGATGCCCATGGCTGATGGGATGATATTGCTTTTAAAGTAGATTTGTTGTTCATTAATTCCTCCGGATGTATCGCTGTTTTTGATGGTCCCTGCAGCCATCACCATTTTCGACGGGCCTGCAGGATTCCATGGTTTTGTTCAGGGCCTGGAAAATAGCGTTTCTTTCCAGGATAGGGGTCCGGGCCAGGCGATTGACCCAGCGATCCCTTTTCCGCTTGATCCTCTCCCGGTCCCGAAAAGTCTCCCCCAGGTAGGAGTAATCGTGGAGTTTTTCCGGGACCGGGTAATTGAACCAAATCCATTCCGTTGCCGTGCCCTGCCGGGTCTGGGCCTCAAAAGAATAGGTGTTCCACCCTGGGAGCATTTCCTGATATAGCGATGACCAGTACCCGGAGATCATCACCATGCAGGGCAGGATTTTTAGGGTTTTTAAAAGTTCGATGTGCTGTTCCCGGGTGTATTCATATTTATAGAGTCGGCCGCCTTTCCGGGTTTCAAGCAGGTATGGGGGATCGGCATAGACCAGGACATTTCCGTCAAGCTCATTCATCCTCAGTTTTTGCTTTAAGAACCTGGTCGCATCGTCACATACCATGGTGAAGGCCTCCGGTACCGCATCGCCGGTCCCGGGGTGACCGGATCCGGATGTGATTGCCCGGGACCCCACCGCATTTTTGGCGATACCTTCCGGAAGGCAGTTCCATGACCGAAGGACATCCGGATCGATGTCAATTCCGATGTTTGTTTTGGCTGGCCGTTTATATCTCATGATTGCCCCGCTACCACGGTGTGTTTCAATATAGGTGTCATGGGGAGGCATCAGGTTGATGATCCTCTGATAAACCCCAGCCCCGCCTTTGCCGCCCGGGTAGCTCGAGCTGATATCTATGATTTTGTCGGTGCCGGCCATCAATCAACTCCCTGCATAGAGCCCGTCCTAAACGCCTGATCGCACTTGACGCAATCGAACGGGCAATGTGGCCGATCTGGAACTTCAACCGGAACATCGTATTCGCCATAGATATTCGGAAGTGTTTTTTTGCACCCTTTAGGGCATGCAAGCAGACCACAGAACAGGCAACCACAGACTCGGCATTTCTTGATTTTGATGATCATAACAGCCCCAATATCCTGCGGCATGCCGGGCACATGGATTCATCATCCCTGGAACGAAAAACAGCTCCACACTGGACACAAACGCATTCTTTACTGGGTTTGTAATGCTTGAATGATACCAACCAGGCCTTGCCTATGACGTGCTGCCGGCAAAATGCCTGGTAATCAGGCCTGGTCATGGTACCGATGGGTCTGGAAATGATTAAGCAGGGCAGGGCGGCGTAAGCTTCGACGCTACCCGGGGAATTTGAATTTGTGTGGAAACGAAAATGGAAAACCGGTTGATCCTGGACGGATTTTCCGGTTTTTCGTGGTACAGAAGTTTGCATCTCAAGCCCTCCCGATTGGGATGGGCTTTATTGAGATATTTGGCTGTTTTTATTCTCTCAAGAAAGAAATGAGATTGTCAACGGTTTTTTTGTGATATGATTTTGATATGAGAAAAATACTTGTGATATTTCTATTGTTTCCGGCTTTGGTCCATGCAGGACACCTGCATCCGGAAAGATGGTATCAGGATAAATGGTGTTTTGAGCATGGAGGCCAGGCGGAATATCGGTTGCCGGATATGACACGGTGCGATTGCCTGACATCAACCCATAGTGTGGAATTCGATTTCGCGGTGAAGTGGTACGAGGCCGTGGGGCAGGCCCTTTATTATTCCCTACAGACCGGGAAGAGGGCTGGGATTGTTCTGATTATTGAATCCGAGAAAGATCTTAAATACTGGATCAGGCTGAATTCAACGATTGAGCATTTTGGGTTGCCTATTGATGTATGGAAGGTTGGGCCGTGATCCTAAAATTGTTCAAGGATCTCAATAATATCTCCGTCCAATCCAACCTTTGCCTTTACAGAATTTTTAACTACACCACCAAATGCATTCTTCCCCCTGAAAGTTGTGAGCACTACTAAGTGGTCCTTTAAATCCCAATACACAGTTTTTACATGATCATAACTGTCAGGATCGTTCATGCTTTCTTTAATAAATCTTTCAAGGTTTCGATGAGCACCATCCCATGGGCTGAACTGATGTTCTATCCTCTTTTTTCGCTCTTCTTTTGCGATGAGCTCTTGCTGTTGTTCTTTTATTTTTTGAGTATAAAATTCTACTTTATTCGAGAATCTTTCATCTCCAGGGTTTAGCTTCAGGAGCTCTTTATATCTTTTCAGGTTCATATTATATTGAGCCTGAGGGATATCTTTTAGTTCTGCGAGTAATTCGTCAGTTCTTTTTTTTCGATTTAAATCTTTTAATGCAGACTTGGCTGAAGACCTCATTTTTTTTATTTCATCATCGTTTATGAAAGAATACTTTTCTGATTCTGACAGAACATCTTGATAATTTCCGGTTGAGAACAAATTATTCAAAGACGCAATAATTTTATCTCTATTGGAAGCAAAATCATCCATAGCCTTTTGTCTTTGTTTCTGTTCCTCCAGTTTTCGCGCGGTTATTTTTTTTTGTTCTATTTTTTTTCGCTCTGAGGTGGCGTGGTAACTGGTGAATGTTATAAATAAAACAGTGATAGCGATTATCGCTACAGACCTTTTCCCAACAGACAACGATAGGCCTGTTTTTTGGTGGATAATCTTTCTAACTGGAGGTAGAAGAGTGCAACCAATGGTAATTAAGCAAAGCCCGGAAAGGGGGTCATTGAAGAAGAGTAAGCAGCCAGAGAAGAAAGATAAAGATCCGAATAGCCAATTGAGTGACAGGAATACATATTTCACCTAACCCCTCCTTTTTTATCTTATTAAACACTCAATATCATAACATTTTACACGTTCCGCAGAAAAGCTTTGATTCATCAATCCAACCCATCATAATTGGCATTAGAGCATTCTTCTTGACCATTTTTTAAAGGATTTCTTTTGTTTGTAAATCCGTCTCTTACAAATTTGCCTTCAAAAACAGATACGTCTGAAGATGACGGAGCAAATCCGTTATTCATTTTTTCATGTAGGTACCTTTTTTATTAACCTTACCGAAACAAGTCGTCTGTTATCCGGCGGCATCGGAAGGCCTCCATCCCGTTCTTTATTCAACCAATCCTGCCAATGATCGCTGACTGTTTTATTTACTGCATAAACGGATAGGGTAAATGGCTCTTCCGGGCCGCCCTCATATATTTCGGTGCTAAAGCCTGTATTTGACGGCAAGCGTGGGGCTTTCGGCCAGCATAATCCTAGACGTGGTTTATCAACGGCCAGCCAGATATATTGACCAGATTCTATGTTTCTGGTTTCTCCGATTACTTTGACGTGTTCTCCTGTGATGGATCCGGGGGAGGGGGTTGTGATTTTGGCATATGGGACCGTTGGGATCGATGAGGTAAAAAGGCTTGAGGTGGAATAAAGAAAAAGAACGATGCAAAAAGCCGTTAAAGAAGATAAGGATATGGTTTTGTACAAAAATGAATTGTTGGACTTTAAACAATTGGAAGATGGATCTGCATTTTCACGGATAGCTTTAACAATCTCTGATTTAAAGTCCGACATTATTAGAAAGCCTTTAAAATATCTTTAACCTCTTCTTTTATGCTGTTCTGATGCTTTCGGATTATCTGTACTACAGCTTCTCTTTGTTTTTGGTTTAGATCTCTTTCAGCTTCCATTAAGCATTCATTGAGAAGTTGAACAGATGGATCTATGGGAAATATATTGTCAGAATTCCCTTCTTCCAAAAATAAGTCTTTTCCGTATTGCAGAAAAGAAAGGAAGTCAGTACCCATAAAGTCAAATAATTTGTCTCGAGTTCGCTCTGATCCAAAAGAACCATTGCATAAATTATTAACTGTCTGTTGGGTAACTTTTGCCTTTTTTGCAAGCCAATTACGGCTTTTATTTTTTTCTTTTAGATACCCCTTAAAGGCAGCTTTAAAATATTCGGTTTCCAAGCCCATAGTTCCTTTTCACAAATTAAATTTGTAAAAGCAAAAGTTTTTCTAAAAATCATACAAAGATTTCTTGTAAAAAAAACATTGATTTTAACAAGAAACCTTTGTATGATTTTATCTATGAATACAAAGGTGAATATAACTCAAGCTCAAATGGCTGATTTTTTAGGCGTTTCCCAGCAGTATATTAGTTTGTTGATAAACGACAAGATCATTCCGAGAATCAAAAAAATTAAAAGATTTTCTAAAATAACGAATACAGAACTTTCTTTTTGGGTTGATTCAACAGGTGATGAAAAAGAAGCAGTCATCAAGCTATCGATGAAAAAGTCCAAAAATAAATCAGCTCTTCAGCAACCGAACCCAACAAAAGAGAAGGAAACGGCTTAAATATGGCACAAGAAGGATCAATTAATGTTCGTGAATGAGGAATCGTTAATGGACCTGGAAATCGATAAATTGACCGAACAATACACTCTGAAAATCCCTGAGATTTTAAAAGTTGCGATATCGTCTCTAACTCCGGAACAGAAAAAGAAACTAAATCTACAGATTATGTTCGGTATGGCTAAGGCAATTCACGATAGCAGATTTGATCCTGAAGCATATTTAACAGCGAGAGAGGGTTAATTCAATGGAAACAAAGGAAACTTCGTTTGAGAAAGGTGGAAATGTAGGCGGTATTACCAAAATATTACCCAAATATCATCGACCCTTAAACAAAACATAGGAATACTTAAAAACACCAAGGCTTAGCCGCACCGGGTAGACCGGCCTCCGACAAAACGCCGGGCAGGAGCCGGAAACAAAGGACGGACAGGCTGGATAGGATAAGGGCAGAGTTTTAATCAACAACCACAACAAAAGGAGGTCAAATTCTAACATGCACCGAATTGTTCCGAATCCTGGGTTTCCACCGCTTTAACACCCAAAGCCTCGTTACCACACTCCGGGAATCGGAACACCGGCCGCCGGCCATCATCGCGGCCACAAGGTATAAGCCCATCGGCAAGCGCCCAGAAAAGGCCTGGGTCTGCTTTCGATGACTGAATTGACGTCCAGGAGATGGCCCTGGGCGAGATAGAACAAGGCATTACACGCCCCTGGGACCGTCCCGGGGGCGAACCAAAAACAGGGAAGGGCTTTATTGAGATATTTGGCAATTTTTCAAAAGTTATTCCCCCAACCCCGGGCGGCCCGGAGAAATCTGGTGCCGCCCGGAAAGGAGAACATAGTGTTTAAGGCAAAGGCGGCCCAATCCATTCTCGGTATTTTATGGGTCCTGGGATTGATATTGGCCGGAGCACCAACGATGCCGGGATCCCCGGAGTGGTTACAACTCCTTGTTTGTATCTCGGGGGTTGTCATTTTCGCCGGGAGCAGCTTCGGCTTAAATTTTATAGATGGAGGTAAACATGGGCGAAGCAGCAATAAATATTGAGGCCTACCTTGAGGAGGAACGGCAGAAGGGAGCGATTGTTTTTCTCCCATCGGCCATTATTCCGGACAGCTTTTACCGGCCAGTGGTTGAGACTGTTTGGTTGACAGATGACGATATTTACAAATCTCAAGGAAAGTTTCGAATCAAGTACGAGGGCCTGTGCAAACTTTCGGGTAAGGCCGGAATAGAATGGAGCCCAATGGATTCAGGGCGAACAGATGACGGAAGGGATAAACTTTACATTTCATTTCGAGCCGTAGGTTTGATCCGGAAAGCGGACGGAAAACTTTACCCCACGGCGTGCAATTATGAACTGGATCTGGAGCTTGAGAAAGAGGATCTGGAGGAACAGTATCGGAAAAAGGCCGAAGAAAAGAGCTGGAAAGACGATCGGGCTAAAATTATCTGGATCAACGACAAAGTTAAAAGGGATTGGTTCCACAAAAGAAGACACAAGCACTCTCTATCTGAGTCCGGCGCCCGTGCCAGGGTAATCCGTTCAATTCTTGGACTGCCTTCACAGTACCAGAAAAAAAACGAAATTTTGGACAGGCCATTCGTCATTGTCCGGTTTGTCCTGGACCACCAAAACCCGGACATCAAACAGGCGTTGCTCACGGCGGCCCGGGAAAATATGTCGGCAGTTTTCGGCCACGGGTCAATCCCAGCTCTGCCAAAATTTGTGTCAGCTGCCAGCGGAGATGATAATGTCATTGATCTTCCTCATCAGCCGGCTTCCCCTGAACCCCCTGCTGAGGAACAAGGAAATCCATACGGGGATCCGCCTGGCCAGGAACCTGACAGCAGACTTATTGATTTTGAAAACAGTGATCCTGAATCCCAGGTCCAGACCCTTACCTACCTTTTTAAGGCCAGGAGCCAAAACCTCGGCGACTATCTGAACAGAGCCAAAATCAAAAGCCTGGATCAACTTCCGGCCAAAACGAGGATTGAGCTTTTTATTTACCTCAATAATCAAGGAGAAAAAAGATGAGTCTCCAGATTTTTCATACCGCAGACTTGCATTATAACGACAGGGACCACGACGAGATTGAAGAATGCGTGGATTTTATGATCGGAAAGGCCACACTGGATCGCCCCGGCCTATTCGTGGTTTCCGGAGACATAACAGATTCCCAGAACCTGAAGCTTGATTCCCGGTCTGCCAGGACCATTGCCCGGCAGTTCAGTGAAATGGCGGATATCGCGCCGGTGGTGAACATCATCGGCACACCAAGCCATGACGGTCGGTCGGCTGAAATCCTTCGGTATGTCAGGGGAAAGCATCAGATCCATGTAAGCGAAAAGCCCGAACAATTGTTGCTTATAGCTGGCCAGCTGCGCACAATAAATTCGGGCATTCCGGATGATGCCGAGGTACAGGCAGTCATTACCCAGATACCTACACCAACCAAGCAGTTTTTTCAAGCCGAATCTGCCATCGAAGATGGGGATAAGGCAATTTCCAATGCCATGACGGCCATCCTCGGCGCTTTTGGTGCCGTGGCTGAACAGTTCCGGTGTCCCCACATCTTTAACGGTCATTTTCAGGTAGGCGGTGCCTTTATCAGCGACACCCAGCAGCTGGTCGGTCGTGATATTGAAATCAGCACGGACCAACTGGCCATGGCCAATGCCCATGTGACCTGCCTTGGCCACATCCATAAAGCTCAGGAAATGCGGGGCAATGTCTTTTATTCTGGATCTATTTTCCGGAAAAATTTCGGCGAAACCGAGCCCAAGGGATTTTATGTCCATATCTTGGAATCAGAACCTAAGGTCGATCCCCCGTTCACAGACACCCTGAATATTAAATGGGCGCTCACAGAGTCCAGGTTCATCGAAACTCCGACCCGTCAGAAACTCACTATCCGGGAAGATGCCACAAAGACAGATATTTGTGGAGCGTTAGCGTGTTCGCACATGGCGTATAGCCCCGAAGACCTGAAAGACGCATTTTTAAAAGTGGAGTTCAAGGTCTGGCAGGACGAAGCCGGGAAGATCAACCAGGCTGAATTGGAGCGGTCTTTCTTGGAAGCGGGAGCGGCCCGGGCCGATGTCTCCTTGATCCGGATCCCGAGGGAGACGGTCAGAGCGGCCCGGGTGCTGCAGCTGACTTCCTTGAGGGACAAGGTCGAAGAAATGGCGGCCCTGAGGCTTGAGGAGATCAGTGAGGGGATCCTGAACAAGGCGGACCTCTTGGAATCAATGACACCGGAAGAACTGGTGCAGGTTGTGGGGAGGGTGAATTGATGAAAATACATTCTTTGAAAGTGCGCGGAGCCATTGGGATTAAAAAGGGCCTGGGACTGGATGAAATTGAGGTAGATTTTACCGGATTATCCGGACTGATTGCCCTGGCCGGACCGAACGGTCACGGGAAAACCACATTATTGGAGTTGCTTTCCCCGTACCGGATGTTTGCATCCAGAGACGGGGCGATGCGGCACCATTTCTTTCTGAGGGACTCGTTCCGGGACCTGACCTTTGACTTCGGCGGAGACATTTACCGGGCCCTGGTTAAGATCGACAGTAATTCAGATCGGTCTGAGGGCCAGATCTGGAAGAACGGAGAGCCCCAGATAAAAGACAGCAAGGTCACGTACTACGACCGGTACATCTCTAAACTCCTGGGATCCTCCAACCTTTTTTACAACTCTGTTTTCTGTGCCCAGAACTCGGATAAAATCTCGGACCTGACCACGGGCCAGCTGAAAAAGCTGTTTGTTGAGTTTCTGCGCTTGGATAGGCTGTCAGGGTATGAAGCGGCTGCCAAGCAATGCGTGACGGTCTTGAACGGAACCTCCCAGCAGCTTCAGCGAAATATAGACGGCCTTCAGGAGCGTTTGGACTCCTTCTCCGGTTTCGATGAGATGCTCAGGCAAACGGTGGTGACTAAGGATGCCATGATCGACAACATGGCCTTTGCTTTTGAGCAGATTAAAAAGCAGAAAGAGGAAATCGAGCGTTTAATCAATGTCCAGGCCAGAAACTCCGTGAATATCGAACGCCGGGATGAGCTTGAAAAAGATATTCAGAAGTTCAGAGATGAAATGGACGCCCGGTACAAGAGTGACCTCAAGGAGGCGAAACAAGTTAAAAAGTCTCTCTCCGAAAAACAGCTTGAGCTCCATACTCTCCAGGCCTCCATTTCGACCAAAAATCAGGTGATCCAAGCCGCGGATGAGGTCGTTACTCTGGAGGAGGAAATTGCCGGCGCCAGGAAAGTAGATGATGATCTCGGCAGGGATCTGGATTCAAAGTATCAGGAGATGGAGTCCATTGAAAAAGAGATTACCCCTATCCGAGAGGCCATCAAAACGCTCGAAAATGAATGGTTTGTTTCCCATGAAGCTCTTGAGGAAAAAGTCCCGGCCATTGAGGATAAATCAAGACGTGCAGTAGAGGCAATCGGTAAGCTGACCCAGGAAAGGGAAAATGTTCAGCAACCCACGAAACTGGCAAGGCTTGAGTCCGATGTTGAATCCTGTAAGAAGTCCATTGAACTCCTGGAGACTCGTGGGGACTGCCCCGTGGAAAGTCCGAAATGTCGCTTTGTCGTTTCTGCTATATCTGCCCGGGATAATTTGCCTGGTCTGGAAAAAGAACTGACAGACCTCCGTTCTCTTATCAAGGAAAATACGGAATCTATTGATTTTGATATCAATACACAGAAACAAATATGCGCGGAGGGAACTGCCGAACTTGAAAAAATAAGGACGGAACAAAAGGCCCTGAAATCTGAAGCAGATCAAAAGGCCGCTAATTTCCAGATTGAAATTTCCGAGTTGGAAGAAAAAATCGGCACCATCCGGGAGTCAATTCTTGCCGTTCAGCGAATCCGCGGGGAGAAAAGAAAGGTCTTGGAAGATCTGGTTGGTAGGCTTGAAGACAAGCGTGTACTTGCGTCTAAACTCCCGGAGATCCAAAGGGCTGAAGATCAGATCGAGCGGCTGGCAGAAGGAATCGAGGCCCTGGAAACAACCATCCAGGAAAAGAGGGACCAGTACTCCCGGGATGAACTCCAGTCCAAAGAAAAAATTCGGGACCTCGAAAAGCGCCTTGCCGAAGTCCGGTCGAAAATCGATGAGAAAGTTGCCCAGAAGATTCTCGACGCCCGGGCCATTCTTGAATCCAGGGACCTGGAAAAGGACAACCTTGCCCGGAAGATCAAAGCAGAGGATGAAAATATAGCGGTTCTCAAACAACGCCTTGAAGAGAAAGCCGGCATTGAAAAAGAACTGGCCCGGGCCCAGGATGAACTGGGCCGGGTAACGGTGGAATCCTCCCAATGGTTGTATCTGCAAAATGCTTGTGGCAAGAGCGGTCTCCAGGCCCTGGAGATCGACGGGGTTGCGCCTCTTATCACCGGTTATGCCAACGACTTACTGACATCCTCATTCGGCCCGAATTTCAGTGTACGGCTTATTACCCAGGATCCGGAAACAGGTAAGGAAGTTCTGGACATCGTCGTTATCAGAGGTGACGGATCCGAAACCTCACTCGAAAACCTGTCTGGTGGAGAAAAGGTATGGATTCTTAAGTCCCAGCGCCTGGCCATGACCCTTGTGTCCAAAGAGAAGTCCGGCCTCAATTTCCAGACAATCCTGTGTGATGAAGAGGATGGGCCCCTGGATTCCGAAAAAGCCATGTCATTTGTCGGTTTGTATAAGGCGATCCTGGAAGTCGGGGGATTTAATGACTGCTTTTTTATCAGTCATAACCCTGACGTCGTGGCCATGGCAGACCATTGGATCAATTTCTCAGAAAACGGGATCCTGATAAATTAAAAAGGAGGATGACATGATAACCATACATTTCGCAGTCGGGCATGAAAACCAAGTGTCTATCATCACGTCCTCAGACAGAACCCCGGAAAACGGTAAAGACATTGATGCCCTGTACAAGGAGATCGAGGCCGGGTGTCCTACCATCAGAAACTATCGGTTTGTAGAGGGCTTGTTTAAGGCCAGTTATTCCGCGGGATCCGATAAGCTCCACGCCATTTCCCGTTATACCTATGGTATGAGGAATGTCGCATGATGCTCATGCTCAGGAAACATCAGACCCAGTTTTCTGAGGTTATTGACGGCATAATTAACGGATCCGGGGTCCGGGATATTCTGCTGGCCGTAACCCCCGGGGGAGGCAAGAGTTCTATCCCTATCATAGCCGGCAGGCTCAAAGAGGCGGATCTGATCGACGGCCTTGCCTGGGTGGTCCCCAGGCAGGCCCTTCAGGACCAGGGAGAACGGGGTTTCCTGGATCCGTTCTTCCGGCGCATGTTTAACCACGGGTTAACGATCCGGTCGGCCACAAACGACAAGAACCCCTGCCGGGGGACAGACGGTTTTGTCACGACTTATCAGGCTCTTGGGATGGATGAGGGCGGAACCGTGCTCAATGAATTCAGGTGCCGCCGGTACGCCCTGATCCTCGATGAATTCCATCATGTTGAAGAGGGTGGTATCTGGCACCAGGCCCTGGACCCAATTTACCGTAATGCCGAATTTGTCGTGAAAATGACCGGTACTCTGGAGCGGGGGGATGGAAAACCCATTGCCTTTATCCGGTACCGGGGTGGTCATCCGGTTCTCGAAAATGATGACCATACGGCAGTAATCACATACAACCGGCGGGATGCCCTGGCAGAAAAGGCGATCCTGCCGATTTCTTTTTATCTCAATGACGGGCAGTCCAGCTGGGTGAATCAAAACGGGGAAAGCAGGAAAATAGATAGTTTCAGTCAAGCCAAGAAGACCGAAAGGGCAGCTGCCCTTTACACGGCCCTGAAAACTGATTTTGCCTCGGAATTATTGCGTGAGTGTGTGCTGCACTGGAGGGCCTTGATACGGGAAAATCCTAGGGCAAAAATGCTGGTGGTTACGGCTGAATTCGATCAGGCCAAAGATGTGACTTATATGCTGAAGAGGTCAATCGGGCTTAATGCTGAAATCGCCACCAGTCACAACTCCAAAGATGCTGCCCGGGCCATAAAGCATTTTAAAGCCGGAAAGGTTGATGTCCTGGTTACCATTGCCATGGCCTACGAGGGACTTGACGTGCCGCCTGTAACCCATATTTGCTGTCTCACTCATATTCGATCCACACCATGGATTGAGCAGATGGTGGCCAGGGGAGTAAGGATAGACAAAGGCGCGGGTCCCTATGAGTTTCAAAGGTGCCATGTCTTTGCTCCAAAAGATGACCTGTTTGTGGAGATCATGGATCGGATCCGGAAGGAGCAGACTCCGAGACTGAAAAAAGGATCTAAACCAGAAGAATCAGAATTTGAAAAAGCCCAGATCCCGGGAGATGGGTCCGGAACTATCGGACCGGATATAACCCCATTGGGTTCCTCATTAACTGACCGGAGTGAGCATTTTATCGGGCTTGATGGCGTGATTATTCAGGAACAGGCGGAACTGCCTTTAATGGATACCGTATCTGAACGGGAGACTAAGCTCCGTCAGAAGATCGCAAAGCACATTAACTCTTATTCCTACATCCACCGGTACAAGCCGCAGCGCATCAACGCAGAAATAAAACGGCATTTCGGAAAAGCCAGGGATGACATGGGTTTAGAAGATCTGGAGCTTTTGCTGCAACATATAGAAAAATATTACCCATGCGAGATCGTGGACACTTTGACGGAACCTCCTCCAGGCATGGAGGAATACTTAAGGCCCCGGGCCCGAAGGAAGAGGGTATCAAGTAAACCCCAGCACTGGACCCCCAGGTCGGAGATTATGAAGTTCGGATGTTATGACGGGATCAGGGGGAGATATGTCTGATACCTGGATCCTCATAAAACAGGCCCAGGCCACAGGCCTATGTGATTTGTGCGGCTGGAAGGGCCAGGCAAAACACGACAATCCATGTAACTACTGGCATGGGGAGTCTTTGAATTATCGGAAAGTCCAATCCGGCCGGCATTGTGCTTTGCGCCGGGATGAGCGGGATAGGAAAATTGAGGAGACCCGGCCGTATAAGCGGCTGGGTGGTTAGTAATATATAAAATTGCCCGGAATGTACCGGAATTGGAGGAAATATGAAGTGTGTCGTATGTGGAAAAGAGACCCCTGGTATGGGGTATTATTGCTGTTCAACCAGGTGTGAGAATGTTGAACGGGATCATGCTTTAAAGGATCGCTTTGTAGTTGGATTTGCTTTCACCAGAAACAACGAACAAGGAACTTATTCAGTTCTTCTTGTTAAGAAAAAGCGGCCAGAGTGGCAGAGTGGATGCCTTAATGGAATAGGTGGCAAAATTGAACTTGGAGAACTACCTAAACATGCCATGTCCAGGGAATGTTTTGAGGAAACTGGTCTTTCTCTTGACTGGATTCACAGGGGCGTCATGGAGGGAACCAACAACGACGGGGCTCCGTTTGAATGCCACATCTTCTACGCTTACGACAACAGCGTTGTTGACTTCAAACAAATCGAAGATGAACCTCTTGGACTGTATAGCCCTGGTGTGGTCAGAAATCCAAACTTTCGGATAATTTCCAACCTGAATTTTTTGATCCCTTTCGGTTTATCAGACGATCAAAAGCCATTCATGAGGCTGAAATACTAAGGGCGGATAATAGAATATTAACATGAAGCAAAACCTTTCCTTCTACCAACATTTTGTCGAGGCTGATCAGCATCCCAAATTTAAGATGCTGAGGGTTCAGTATGGCTGGGCCGGAGAGGGAAAGTTCTGGGCTCTAAATAACCGCATTGCCATGGCTGAAATGGGCTGGCTTGATATTTCGAAAAAATATAATAAGGCCACTTTTGCTGCCGACCTTGAATTCAATTTTGAAGAATTCGACGAATTCATAAGGTACCTTCATGAGGAGTGTGAATTATTAATTTTTGACGATGAAAAACAGTTTATTTCTACGGAGACAGTCCAGGAAAATCTCGAAAACGTGATGAAAGAACGAGAGGCCTCCAGGAACAGAAAAAACAGGAAAAAAAGTCAAAAAAAGACCGGTTCACCCAAACCTCAAAAAAGTTCGCCCGAACCCAACAATAATTCCCCCGACCAAAACAACAAAGGAAAGGAAAGTAAAGTAAAGGAAAATAAAAGAATACCCCTGCCACAGGTTGAACGGGATCCGGAAAATCAGGGTCCCCCTCTACCCCCGGATCCAGATCCACCATCTCCCCCTTCGGGGTTTTCTTCAAAAAAGAAAAATTCATATCCGGTTTTTGACAAGGGCGGGAACGGGGATTACGAGCAATATTTCCAGGCCATCAACTCAGCTTGTGAACAGATCGGCAGGCTCCCACCTAAACGGAAAAAGTTCAGCCCGGAGAAATGGGCACAATCCAGTATCAACGCCAGGGCACACCCCGGGGCTGTTGCAGAGACCATAGCTGGGTTGCCATTGTACTGGGAAACAACAGGAGATCCTTGGGGATGGTGTGAAGATATTTTGTCAAAGAAAAACGGCAATTGGAACGAGCAGGATGCCATTGCCATTCACGAGAAACTTAAAGCCATGAAGCCAGATAAATTATCGGGTTTTACACATGGTTTGTTTCAGGAGATGCCATGATTGAGTGTAAACGTCACAATGCAAGCTTTTATAAGCCTGACACCTGCATTGAACGGCAGAGAGCTATCGCAAAGGGTGAGGCCATTGAAAACGATCCAGGTAAAAAGATCACCGGCCACCTGGCTGGTGTTTACCACAAATACCAAGCCCTTTGTGGTGGATGTGAGGTCGGGCTAAAATTTTATCAAGACTCTTTGGAAGGAAAAATCATGGAAACAAAGACAGAGACACCGGAAAAAAAGTGTGCCAGCTGCGGAGAAAAGAAACCTGCTACCAGGGAGTATTTTGATTTTGCGCCCAGGGGGAAATTTAAACTCACAAAAGATTGCCTGGTGTGCCTCGGGAGAAAATCTGGTGAGCCTGGCGTCATCTCCAAGAGTACGGATGGGCCCCGGGAAAACTGCCATGGATCCATCACCGGCAAAGATACCGATACAGCCTGCAGTATCCCCAGGAATAGCGATAAGGATCCCATCGTCAAAAACGTGATGGGGTCCCGGGCAACTCTTCCGGGATCCACTCTCCCCGGGAATAGCGATGCGGTACCGGAGGCATCCACCACAGCGGAAACAAAACCCTGCGCCTGGGAAAAATGCGGGAAAATCATCAATAGGAGACCGGAAGACACTGACACAGGCTGGAATAACCGGAAATACTGCCATGATTCAGACTGTGCCCGGAAAGCCGAAAATGCCAAGGATGTTAAGCGCAGGAAAAAATTCCGGGATGCAGCTAAGAAAAAAATAGAGTTTGACCGGGAAAAGGCAACTAAAATTGCAGAGGAAGCCTCCGGGTACATCGTGGACCTGATGACAGCGCTCATTGATATCGATGGCACTGAACTCGACAGGATCAGAAAAGCATCGATCCAGACCGGCATCAAATCCCAGGAACTGGCCATCGAGAGGATGGGGTCATGATCAAAAAAATATTTTTCCTCCTACTTTCAAAAATCCTTCATGCCGCCAACTCGGATGTCACGCGGCCCTTCTGGTTTTATGGGATCAAAGACAGAATATTAAAGAGATTCGGCCGGCGCATAGCATGGGATCAGCAGCACATCGTCAAAAAATGCTGGTCCTGCGTGAACGGCAAATTCAGTGGATTTGATAACGGTTATGACTGGGTGCCTATGCCAGAGCAACCATGCTACCGGTGTTGCGGTACCGGAATTTATGATGAGTTCTGGGTTCTCCTGGAGGTATGGCACTTAGGTGCCCATGAGTTCCACCGGCCAGTCCAACGGATCCGGAAAGGGGAATACTTCACAGCCCCGAATGGTTGGACCTCCATCTGGTGTGATTTTAGAAAAAAGATAGAGGGAAAAATTACACATATCCATCACCCACGGGCCCGGGCCGCATTTTGGACATTGGCCACGGTTTTTACTCCCGGCCAGGTTCTTGTGTGGGTTTGGAAATGGCGGATTTACTATGGGATTCATCGCCGGACAATTAACGGTATTAACAGACTTCGGCACAGATTCAAAATCTGGATACACAGAGATGAAGAGATCCCGTTTTAAGGAGGCCCGTGGAAGAAGAAAACATTGATCAAGGATTCTATCTCGGCATCGATCCTGGGAAGACTGGAGCCGTGGCCAGGGTCCGGTACCCGGACATCGAAATTTTTGACTGGGATGGAGTCCTGAATACGGCGACCAGGATCCGGGAATGGAACTCCAGGTATGAGATTGTCGGGGCATTCATTGAAGCTGTCCACTCTTTCCCGGATGACGGCCAGGCTTCTGCATTTCGATTCGGCAAGAATGCAGGGGCCTGGGAAGGCATGTTGTGTGCCCTAAAAATCCAAATAAAAACCATTTCCCAAGGGCAATGGCGCAAGGGGCTCTATAAGCCCGGGGACCGAAGACCGGTGAAGAAAAGATCCTTGGACAAGGCCAGGGCCCTTTTCCCCGATGTGGCGGAGAAATACTTTTCCCGGGCCATGGATCATGACCGGGCAGAGGCGGCTTTGATTGCCTATCAGGCCGAGCGATTTTTTGAGAATTAAAAGGACCGTCCTGATTTATACATCAAAAGAAACCGTCATTGAAAACTATTCCGGCCACAGTTAGCCTATAACGGCTTGAGGAGATTTTTACATGATCCGTATAAAAAACCCGGACTTCAAGGCTTTGGATTCAAAAATTGCCTACAACTATCGGGATGATCTGTTTTTGGCAGTAGAGGATCATGGTTTCAAGTATCTCTCTGAATTGGTTTTTTATAAGTATTATGAGGAGAATGAATCCGTATCAAAGATTGCAGGGGCCCTGCCCATCACGAGAAGCCAGGTCTGTTTTTGGATGGATAAATGGGGCTTTGAAAGGCGGGAACGTGGCGGAAATACTCGGAACAGTCTTTTGGACATTCCGGAAATCAAGAAGATAATCAAACGCTTTAAGGGTGAGATGGCTTCCACCCGGGTTGCTGAAATTTTTGGTTGTTCGTATTCGACTGTTTTGAATATTTGGGGGGAAGATCAATGCCGAGGAAACTGATTGACTGGGATTCAATTAAGCCCCTTTACCGCCTTGGGACATTATCCAATTATCAAATTTGTGAGCAGTACGAGCAAGATCACAAGAATTCCCAAACCTGGAAAAAGACTGTCACCGAGGCCGCGATCCGGAAGCATGCCAAGATAAAAAAATGGAAAAAGAACCTTGCCGGAAAAGTAAAAAAAGAGATCCAAGAGAAGTTGGTACGCACGGAAGTTCGCACTGCGAACCAGGATAATCTCAGCGATGATGAGATTATCGAAAATGCGGCCGAAGCCGGATCCCAAGTCATATTTAGACACAGGAAAGAAATCCGGTGTCTGATTGAACTGGAGAACAAGTTTCTGCTTGAACTCGGAACCGATCCCACCAAACTTCACTTCGCAACATACCAAGGTGATATATTCTCAGAGGAATGTGACCTCACAGTATCAGAAAAAGCCGCGACATTGAAAAATTTGACAGAGGTCCGGGCTAAACGAATTGCACTTGAACGCCAGGCATATAACCTGGATGAGGAAGGGGCAGAGATTGATTCCGTTAATGTGGAGATGAACTTTTGACGGTCCTGGATATCAAATACAATGCTGAACCAACCTTAAAGCTTTTTCACAGGTCAAATGCTTTTGTCCGGGGGATCAGGGGACCGGTCGGATCCGGGAAGTCTACTGGTTGTTGTGCTGAAATTTTCAGACGATCCAGAGAGCAGGCCCCTTTAAAAGACAAAAAGCGAAGGACCAGATTCGCGATTGTCCGGAACACATATAGGGAGTTGGAAGACACCACTCTTAAAACCTGGACGGACTGGTGGCCAGAGTCTGTTTTCGGGAAAATTAATTACAACTCCATGACCCATTTCCTGAAGTATCAGGACATTGAATGTGAAGTTATGTTCAGGGCCCTGGACAAACCAAAAGACGTGAAAAAAGTTCTTTCCCTGGAACTTACCGGCGCCTGGATAAACGAGGCCAGAGAGGTCCCGTTTGGTATCATTGAGGCCCTGATTGACAGAGTAGGGCGTTATCCGGCCATGAAAGATGGTGGTCCAACGTGGAAAGGTGTCCTGATGGATACCAACAGTCCGGATGATGATCATTGGTGGTATGGCCTGTCAGAAAAAGATAAGAACGTGTGTGAAGTACTCGGAATTGATCTGGATGATTTGAAAGGCTGGGAGTTCTTTACCCAGCCAGGCGGATTAATAGAAACAAGCGATGGCCGATTTGTTCCAAATCCAGAGGCTGAAAATACTTCGAACCTTGTTGATGGCCCCGATTATTATACCATTCGTGCTGCTGGTAAATCAAAGGCCCATAAACGCATTTATTATTGCAATAAATACGGGTTTATTTCAGAGGGAAAACCCGTCATTCCTGAATACAATGATCCCATCCATTTTGATCCCAGCATAACCGGCCCGGTCCCTGGCCTCAAAATCGCATTAGGTCTTGATTTTGGTTTAACACCAGCTGCGGTTTTCGGCCAGGAATTATCCTTTGGAAAATACATTTGGTTTGATGAGTTGGTAACTGAAAGGATGGGGGCCGTCAATTTTTCGAATGAATTGAGAACCAAAATAAATAGAGACTATCCGGATTTCGAGATCGAAGAGATTTGGGGAGATCCTGCCGGGAACCATGAGGTGGAAACAGATGAGAAAACAGTTTTCAGCGTTTTGAATACCCATGGGATACCGGCTATTCCTGCGCCTACGAACGAGTTTACGCCAAGAAGAGAGGCAATAGCGGTTCCATTGACAACTTTGATTGATGGGGTCCCGGCCTTGCGGATTGGTCCGAAGTGCAAGGTGGTCCGAAAGGGATTGGCCGGAGGGTTTTGTTTTAAGAGGATTCAAGTTGCAGGAGAGGCCAGGTACCGAAATGAACCGGTTAAAAACAAATATTCCCATCCCGTTGAGGCCGGTGGGTATTTAATGTGCGGTTTCGGGGTAGGGGACAGAATAGTAAACGGGCAACCAAGTGATAACATAGGATACAGGCCAAAACGATGAACACAATGAATGCACCGAAAAGACTGCGCCAATGGGCCGGTTATGTGGAAGAGGCTCACCTTGCCGGAAGAGTGTGGAGAGCCCAAAGCTGGCGGGATGAAGAAATGTATGATGGAGACCAGGCATCCCCTGAAGATATCGCAAAATTCAAGGAGATTGGTGTAGAGCTCCTGACCATCAACAGGACGTTTCCCGCGGTTAATTTGATCCTTGGATCTCAGGCGATCAATAAAACCCAGATCACGGCAAAAGCCAGGACCGGGAAAGACTCTGAGATTTCCCAGACCATGAGCGAGGCGATACAGTATGTCATTGATTGCAATAATGGAGACCTCAATATTTCCCTGGCCTTTAAAAACCAGGTAGTCCCTGGCATTGGGAATTTGTTTGTCGGCAGGAACCGGGATCCAAGGTATGAAACGGTGAAAGTTGCATATCGGGACTGGAAGGAATGTCATTCGGATCCCTTTGTATCCCCATGGGCAGACGCCGGTCAATGCCGGTACAAGTTCTGGGAGAAATGGGTTGATCTGGATGCCCTGCAGGCCGCATATACGAAGAAGAAAAGCGAATTGGAGGATTTATATCTCACCCTCACAGAAATGGTCCGGGACGGCAACGCCTACACAACGGATGAAGCTGAACTTGTTGAGGAAATGAAGCAAATTGCAGTCGGTGTCCCCTGGGTGGATATCGGACGCAGAAGGGTCCGGCCGGTTGAGATCTGGTACACAAAGCCAAAAGATTGCTTGTTTGTAATGATGCAGGATGGGTGCTGGTATGAACTGGAAGATGACATGGACCCCAGGCAGCAACATGAATTGCTTGTCAACTGCATCCAGTTCACCAGGGTAACCGTGCCGAAAATGTATAATGCCGTTTTTTGTTCATCCGTCATCCTCAAGGATGAATCCCCATCTGACCTCGGGCATGACCTGTATCCGAATGTTCCGTTCGTTGGGTACGTGGATCGATGGGGATTCCCGTATGGAGTTCCAAGGCAGATCCGGGGCCAGGATGAGGAGGTTAACAAGCGGCGGTCCATGGCCTTGGCTTTAATGCGGTCAAGACGAACCATTGCAGAAGATGATATTGCCAAGGACAAAAAGGGTTTTGATAACCTTCACAAGGAGCTGAATGCGATTGACGGCATGGCCATCGTGAAAAAGGGTTCTATATCATCAGGGAAAATCCAGGTCAAAGAGAATACTGAGCTATCCAATGCCCAGTTCGCTATCATGGCACAGTCAGAAAGGGAAATTCAGGAGATTTCCGGCGCCAACGGCGAGGCCATGGGATATCAAACAAATGTCACTGCAAAGGTTGGCTTGGAAAATAAGCAGCAAAGATCCGGGATCATGACGGCCACGCTTTTGAATAACTATCGATTTGCTCTCAAGGCACTTGGGTTAAGGATTAGCGCCGGAATTCAGAAGACATGGACCGGCCCCAAAATATTGAGGGTAACAGACCGGTTGACCAGCCGTGACAAATTCATTGAAATCAACAAGGTTGTTGACGGGGTTGTTCAGAATCATATCAGTAAGGGGCAGTTCGACATGATCGTCACAGATGTTCCGAAGTCCGATACGATCCGGGAAAAGAACCTGAACCTGATCATTGAATGGGTCAAAAAATCACCGCCAGAATTCATTCCTCACTTGATGAACATGGCCTTTGAAATGACGGATTTGCCCAACAAAGACCAGTTCCTTGAAAAGATCAAGCCGTTAATGGGGTATGACCCCATGGAAGAAGACATGACCGCAGACGAACGGAAACAGAAGATCATTGAACAACTGGAGGCTGAAAAACAAATTCAGGCGAAAAAAGCCCAATTGGAAGATGAAAACATCCAGTTGGAGATCAATAAGAAGAGGCTTGAAAACGCTAAAATTGAGGCAGAAATAAATAAGATCCTGGCCGATACCAATAAAATAAATATCGACACTCAGGATAAGGCCAGTGAGTCCGGAAGAAAGGCCGAAAAGCACGAAATGGATAGGGCAAATTTTGTTTTGGATACCACGGCAAAGGGCCTGGATGTTGGCGAAAAAATAGTTGGGAGGGAATCTGAAAATGGAGAATGATTTATTCATAAAAAAAATGACAGAGGAAAAAACTGATTGCCTTGACGCATATATATACACATTTGAGGGAACTTTTCGCGGCCGGCATTTTTATGAAGAAATAAAGATTCCAAGTTTTAAAAATAATTTTGTCAGTATGGAAAACCTGCAAAAGAGATTGAAAAAAAAGCTTTCGGACTCATGGGATGAAGAAAGGCGAGGGAAATATCCTGTTGAAGATTTGAAAATGTTTTAATCAGGGAGAAATAAATGCCATCAGAAAAAATCAAATACGGAATGACCGCAACGGAAGAAAAGGTCTTTGACAGAAAATCGGAACGGCATTTCAAGGGCCAAAGGGAAATTCCGAATGGCCGAGACTTCAGGTGGAATACCTATCGGTTTTCCCAATATGATATGGGCGCTGGGAAGACAGCTGATAAGAACTTCAGGGATAATTTTGACAGGATTTTCCCGAAGGCCCCGGGGGTTGGGATATGAGACAATCTATCTTTGGAGAAACGACTTATCTGCCTCCAGGCCCAGAGAGAGAAGAACCCCTTCTCGATGATGAGGTCAAAGGTCTTGCTGGTGTGTATGATCACGTTAAAGCGGCCAGAATAGCTGAAATACGGGCAATGAGAGAGCAAACCCGTTTTGTCTCTCGAAATAGGGGCCAGGTTTCTTTAATTTGGCATGCCTTCAAAGAGAGAAAACCTCCAAAGCGAGGGCATTACTTGGTCGCTTATAATTCGGACTCAGTCTTTTATTTGGAGTGGTCTGGGGATTCTTTCATAAATCCGGTACAAAAATTTGATGGAGATAGTAGCTATTTCCCAATGGCTGATCCTCTTTTGTGGATGGAGGTAAAGCTTAAATGAAAGACCCTAAAATGACAAAAAATCGGGCGATCAAGACAGCTGAAGAGATCAAAGATTTTTGTAAAAAGAACGGGCTTTGGTGTGAGATCCATCGCGAGTACAAACCGTCATTGAAAAACATAACCATTACAGTTAGCCTGAAGGTGCTTGAATGAAGTAGCGGAAAAGTCCGCATAAGGTAAATAACCAACCAGGATCACCAGAGAAGGGCCGGTTGGGAGCATTAAATATGCTCTCTTCCGGCCCTTCTTTTTTTTAAACCCGCTTCCGGCAGCGTTACCGCCGAGTAAACCAACCTTTCGGGGGCTGACCCGTTAATTTCAGCAAGGAGAAGAGAAATGTCAGGAGAAGCAACACCAGCAGAACTTAACTCAGCACAGGGTATCACGATGGAAGACAGCGGAGACACTGTTACCGGAGAGATCGATTCCCGGGAAAGCCTTTTTGGAGAGACCATCCCTGAACTCAACGAATCAGGTGAAGTAATTACGGCTTCTTCACAGTCGTCAGATTCAAAAGAGGGGGAAGAGGGATCCGCGAAGGAAAAAGAAGGTGAATCCGGGGATGAAGGCCAGGGCCAGGGTCAGGAGGGTGAGGGCCAAGAGAAGAAAAGCCCGGAGGATTCTGAGAAAGCCGGAGAGGAACGGGGATCTGAAGAAGAGAAGGGCAAGGAATCTGAAAAAGACTCTGAATCCGGGAAGGAAAAAGAGGCGCCGGCCGAAGTGGCCCAGCTTACATCTGACCTTGAAAAAATGACCGAGCATAAAACCAACCTGGAAAAAGCCCTTTCTTCGGAACGGGCCAAGGTCCGGTCCCTCCAGTTCGCCCTTGACCAGAAGCCTGTTCAGACCAAGAAAAAGCCGGAGTCTAAAATTGATCCGGAGTTCAAGGTCCTGAGTGATGAAGAGTTTGATGAACTCTGGGAGGAAAATCCCAAAGAGGCTGCAATTTATCAGAGAAAACTCTTTGACCACAAGCAGGCCGTTTCCGAGCAAAAGGCCGAACAAAAACGGATCGATGACGAGGAGAGAGCCGAGCGAGATTTTCATCAGAACATTATCCGGACCAGCCTGGAAGAAGTCAGCCAGGCCGTTCCTGGAATATATGACGATGAATCAATCGGGAAGGCCTTGACCGAGTATGCCGTTGAACAAGGGTTTCAACCGGATGAGCTTGTTGTCCTTTCCAACCCGGCCACCATGGTCATCCCCCAGGGATCGGACAAGCCCCTTCCCCTGGGAAAGGCTGCCGTCTCTTTTGTTAAGTTCTGCAGTGATGCCATGAAATCAAAAGAAGTCGATATTTCTCAAATCCGAGAGGAAATTCGGAAAGAGGAAGCCGACAAGCTTCTGAAAAAATTCAAAGACAACCCGAAAGAAGCCGCACCCGGCCTGGACGAAGTTCAAACCGTAAAGGTTGAGATTCCCGGAGCCTGGAAGCCAAAGACCGAGGAGGAACTTGCGGTCATGACTGAACCGGAGCGGGAAGCGTATTATTCGGGTCTTCAATAGGAGACTTAAAAAATGGGATTCACTGATTTTCCACTTAACAGTGACCTTGCAAGACAGGTATGGGAACCTGGTTTGGCTATTGAGGCCGAGGACCAGCAGTATTTTAAAAAATTCATGGGCAAGGGCAAAAACGCCATCATCAAAGTTGCCACTGACCTGAAAAAATCCAGTGCCGGAGAAAGCATTACAGTCGGCCTGCAGATGAAACTTTCCGGAGACGGTATCGAAGGTGACAACGATATCGAAGGGACCGATGCCGAGGAAGGCCTGTCCCACTATGCGGACAAGGTCTATATCGATCAGAGAAGAAAAGGGACCAAATCCAAGGGCAAGATGTCCGAGCAGAGGGTGCCTTACAATCTCCGGAAAATGGGGCGCGACGCCCTGGCAATCTGGTATGGAGAGGACTATGACCAGCAGTATTTTATGTACCTGGCCGGTGCCAGGGGGGTCAACCCCAACTTCCATTTTGCCACTGACTGGACCGGACGGGCCAACAACGGCATGATTGCCCCCTCATATCAGGTTTATGGCGATGCCTCGGGTGTCCCGGCCTCTTCCAAAGCCGATCTTGATGCGGCTGACTTGATGACCCTGAATACCATCGAGAGATGCCTGGCCATGGCCGAAACAACGTCCCCCCTCATCCGCCCGATCTCCAAAGGGGATTCCGGCAAGTATGTCCTTGTCATGCATACCTTCCAGGCATTTGCCCTGAGGGCCTCCATGTCAACCAATGACTGGCTGGATATCCATAAACACACCGACGGCCCCAAATCCATGATCTACAAGGACTGCCTGGGTGAATGGAATGGAATCATTCTGCACAAGCATCGGAATGTGATCCGGTTTGACGATTATGGAGCCGGTGCAGATGTTGACGCTGCCAGGGCCCTGTTCCTGGGCGCCCATGCCGGACTGGCCGCATGGGGAAAGAACGGAGAATACGGCCGGTATTCCTGGAACGAGGAAACCGATGACCGCGGGAACCGTCTGGTTATTACTGCCGGCTCCATTTACGGCATTAAGAAAGGGACGTTCAACGCCAAGGATGTGGGCGTGATCGGGGTTGATACGGCCTGCATCGATCCCAATGCCTGATCCGTGAACAGAATAATTTAACCAACGGGGGCCTTTGGGCCCCCATCAAACATCAAAGAAAGGGATGAATCATGTTTTTGAAATACAAGGGCAGGAAAGAACAGCTAAAACTGACCCGGCCAGAACTTGAAAAGAAGTACACCTTCAAAGGCGACAAGCCGGTGGATGTCTCGGATAAGGACGGAGAGCTTTTGCTTGAAACTTATCCCAGATCTTTTGAGCTGGTTGAAGAAGAAAAAGACAAGGACAAAGGAAAGGGCAAATAATTCGCCCTTAAGGAGATGCCATGACAACCGCCTCCGACATCATCACAAATGACCTTGAAAAGCAGCTGAACGATACAGGCCAGATATTCTGGGAAAAAGAGACTTTGTTTAAATATACGACAGAGGCCCAGAATGCCTGCATCTTGCTGGGGGTTGACGCCAATATTGTGACATCCGATTTCAATTTGGCACAATCTTCACGGCAGGTCCTTCCTTCTGGCGGTATCCGGTTTGTTGATATCGAGGGGAATGTTGGGGGCGGCCCTGTCACAAGGGTGAAGAAGCAGACCATGGATGAATGCTGTCCGGGATGGCAATCAGAAACCACGGATAGTGAGATCGAGCATTTCCTTTTTGATGAAGAGCAGCCCATGGTCTTCTGGGTTTACAAAAAGCCGTCTGTCAACACATTGCAGGTTTTATTGTCATTCGCCCAGGCAGCCCCCTTGATTACATCGATGGAAGATCCCCTGGTCCTATCAGATATCTATGTGCCGGCGGTCAAAGAATACATCCTTTGGAGATGTTTTTCCCAGGAAGATGAGAACACTGCAATTGCAGTGGCAAACCAGCATCTTTCCAATTTTTTCACCTTCCTGGGGAAGAAATACCAGGGAATCGAAATTCTAAAGGCGATCATGAAAAATGGATAGATTTCTCAATACAGTACGCCGGGATGTTCCGGGCTGCCCCAATCCATTGATCAAAGAGGAGGTTTTAACGGCAGCTATCGAATTTTGCCGACGTACCTGGGCTTATACCGATGATATCAATCAGCCTGTTTTTAAAGGGGATGAAACCATAACGGTTTCGTTGCCTGAAGGAACATGGATCGTTGGCGTCAATCATTACACCTACAGCAACGGAGATAAGGTGTATGAGGTCGATTCATCAGGAAATATCATCACCCTTGAGGATCCAATCCCATATGATTTTGACATGGTTATTAATGTCGCCTTAAAACCTTTGGAGACAGTTTCCTCCCTTCCGAATTTTCTTTTCAATGACTGGTTTCAAACCATTGCGGCTGGGGCTAAAGCCAAGTTGATGATCATGCCCGGGAGGGCATGGAGTAACCCGAACCTGGCCGTTATCCATTCTGATGTGTTCGAAGATGGGGTAGGGGACGCCATGCGGGAACAATTCTCCAAAACCATGCCCACAGAGAAAAGGACGGCCAGAAGGCAATGGCTTTAATTGATATCTCCATATTCAAGGGAGAGATCCCTAGGGTTTCTGAAAAACTCCTCCCAAACGAAAATGCAGCCAGGGCAATAAACTGTGATTTGGCTTCCGGGGCATTGAAGCCAATCAAAGGCCTGGTTTCGAAAGAGACTTTGCAGGTGGGGGCAGAGACTGTTTACCGCCTTGGTGACCGTTGGCTTCAATGGAGAAACAAAGTAGATATCATAGAATCCCTGGTCTACAACTCAGGTGGAAGGATTATTTTTACAGGCGATCATTACCCCAAAGAGACAAATTCAGTCCTGGCTTTGGGAGGGACAACTCCCTATCCATCAGCAACCAGGAGATTAGGAATCTCTGCACCTACATCAGCCCCAAGTCATGCAATATCTTCGGCCGGGTCCGGAACTGTGATCGAAGTATCTTTCTGTTACACCAGGGTGGGAGAATGGGAGGATGACACCATAGTTGAATCAGCTCCGTCTCCTCCTACCAATAACATCAGCACAGAAAACGATTCCACGATTAAAATTGACGACTTCATAGATGCTTCGGAAGAAGGAAGTTTTACGACCCATTATTATATCTACCGCTTGAACGCCGGTGATTCGGGTGCAGAATTCCAATACGCGGGAAAGCTGGCTAAAACCGATGATCCCCTGGAGTTCTACGACAATTTGGGCGTAACTGATTTGGGTGAAGTCTTACCTACAACAGGATGGACTGTCCCAATAGATGATTTGAAGGGGCTCATAACAGGGTCTAACGGTATCGCCTTCGGTTTCAATGATAATACCCTTCACCCATCTGAACTTTTTATTCCCTACGCATTCCCAGATGAGTATAAGCTGCCCGTCGCTTCGGAAATCGTTGGATTAGGATTTAACGGAACGGCTGTTGTTGTATTGACAAAAACAGTGCCTTTCCTGGTTTACGGATCAGATCCGGCGTCCCTGTCTCTCGAAATAAGGCCGGTACAGCTTCCATGCAAGTCTGATAGGTCCATTGTCAGCTTCCCGGGGGGAGTCATCTATTCTTGTCCGGTTGGGCTGGCTTTGGTTAATTCTGATGGGGTTGCTTCAGTCATTACTCAGCACCTGTTTACCCAAGAGCAATGGTCAGCACTCGGACCGGAAAAGGTCTTCGCCTTTTATTATGACGATACATACATCGCTTTTTTCAAGGGCACTTCAATCGGGATTGAATTCAAGCCTGGAAATAACGAGATCAGGCGATTTGATCTTGGTAGGCCGGTTTATGACGGCAGATATGTTTCAACGGTCAGTACGAATGTCTATAGTCTCCTTGATTCCGGAGGAAACACGCTTCTTACCTCAGATGGTTTTGAGATCCATGTTATCGGAGACGAATATTCTCTGACATTTGACACCCTATATCTGATTCAGGCCAACAATGATTTGGATTTTTCCCAAAGGGATTTGGTGGCGTGGCAGGTCGGGGACCTGATGGACTTCGAGTGGGCAACAAAGGTTTTCACCAGCATCAGGCAAATCGTCTTAACTGCCGGGATTCTGATCGGGGATTTCACGAATGGGCCGGTAACTATTGATTTGTTCATTGATGGTGTTCTCGAAGAATCAAAGGTCATCTCAGACAATGAAATTTTCAGATTTACCAATAGAAAAAGAGGTTCTCGGTTTCAGGTCATTCTGAGAGGTAAGGGAAAGGTAGATAGAATCGTTCTTGGTCGGTCTGCATTCGAAATTATGAAGGGCTTTTAAATGACAGCTAATATTCCAAGGGTTTCAGGTCAGACATTTGTTGATGCGGTCAAAGATGTGCTCGATACGCTGACCGGAAAAAAAAGAAAGGCCAAATACGACAGGGCTTTGACTGTCAGGGATTTGGAGCGTCTTAAAATAAACGGTACTCCAATAGATTTGGACAGATTTCTTAAATCCGATAAGCAAAATCCATATTCCATATAGGAAGCAAAAATGAGTAGTCCATACACAATTCCTTATTCAGGAGCACAGATAGCAGAGGCCCTGGCGTCTGCCATGAGATTGCCTTCTTCTTTATCTGGTCTTTCCGGATCCATCATCGTCGTAAATGGTGACGAAGACGGGTTTGAGATCATAGGGCGTGATATTCCGGATGGATTTTCGATTGTTTTTAATAATGCAGCCGTCCCAACTGGATACTCCGCAGATCCCTGGTCCGATAATGTAAGTCTTATTATCGGGCCTACCTATGGATCTGGAAACGCTGCGGGGGCAAGTCCGACCTCTTGGCAAACAGAACTAAGCGTTGGTGAGCATGCCTTAACTGAGGCAGAGATGTACCCACATGCTCATAGCGAGGGGTCCCTTGTTACGGACACAGACACGCATGGTCATACCGTATCTGCCGGGAACGGAACAGTAGATGTGGGTCCAATAGCAGGAAGGGGGCTAGCATCTGCCATTATCTCAGTCGCAACAAGCAGTGATTCTCATGGCCATGGTGTTAATGGAGCCACGGGTTCTATTGGAAGCGGAGTTGGGCACGATCACCCACTCACACAAGACACTTACGACCCCAAATATCAAATCATGATAACCGGAACAAGGGCAGCATAAAGGAGAAAAAATGGCCTTAAAAAATTTTATTAAACCAGATTATTACACCCGGGTAAGCCGGATTGAAGTGAACAAGGAGTCTGATTCAATCTTTTTCTCCGTAACCGTCTTTGAAACAGAGGCTTGTGAGAGGGTTGTTTTCGGCCCTATCGGGTATCAGATCAACCGAGCGGAGCAAGAGCGGGTGTTCCTTTCTGATGCGTCCAAATTCTTTCCGGTTGCTCCAGAATACCCTGAAGTTTGTGCGCAAAGGGACGCCATGGTCCCGGAATGGACTCCAAGCTCCACCCAGGCGGAAAAAGATGAATACAACGCGGCAAGGACAAAGTGGTTATCCGATATGTCAGCGTATAAGGAGGAATTGCAGACCGCTAATACAAATGCCATGGCAAAAGCCAAGACCGACAACGAGTTTGAAAAGCATTTTTCAGACAAGAAAAAATACGATGACAGCAATCCCACGGCCTGCGCTTACAATTATCTGAAAACCCTGCCGGTATTCGAGGGCGTGATTGATGCCTAAAAGACGACCCTGTATACGAGGCTTGAAAGAGTATAAGGGCGGATGCCCAGCACAAGATTGGGATCCAGCTACTGGGAATGGTTGCCCTGCATGGCCGACATGCGAACTTGAGTCTATCAGGATAGATCGAAAAAACCGGCCATGCGTATATGGGTTAAGGCGCTTTGAAAAAAACGGATGCCCTGAAAAATATTGGGATCCATCTGCGGGTGAAGGATGTCCGTTCTGGCGAGAATATATTGTGCCGGATCCGGATGAGGCAAATCCTAAAAAAACCAAAGTAATTCGGGACTGTTCTTTTGGTTTCCTGGAATTCTGGCTTCGGGAATCAGTGAAGATGTCAGAGAGCAACCGGGCCACCACAGAAACATTCAGAAACGGGATGTGTGAAGTTGGGAGTGACGGCAAGGTTTATCCCAAGGCGAGTCCGATTGATGCAGCTATTTTTTCCGCCCTTCAGCCGTTGGTCCAGATTATTCCGGTTCTACAAAGGGCATTGGAAGACAAAGCCCTTCTTGAGGCTAATGGGCTAAAACGAATTGAGACCAAAGAATGAATTTTGCTCTTGTCCCATATACCGAGATCGACGGGCAGATGAATTTCAAGAATTCCAGAATAAAGGAACTGTTTTCCCGCATGCAGGCCGACCATACGGACGGGGTTGTTTACTGCCACGAATACATTAAATCTCCTGAAGAATTCTTGAGATATGTCAGGAGAAGCGATGTCCGCCTGTATTTCATGTTTGTTGATAAAGAAATGGTGGGCTGGACGATTCTTGATCGGATTGAAGGGCGCGTAGCGTTCGGGAGTTTCTGCTATTTCTCTTCGTTCTGGGGAAAGGAGACCGTGTGGGCAAGCAGGAAAATCGTTGAAACGCTTTTTTCCATAAAAGACCAGAACGAAGTCCCATTACTCGATTTGCTGGTTGGATTTGTGGCCACATGGAACAAACACGCGATAATGCACTTAACGGCATGCGGGTGGTTAAGTCTGGGGATTTTGCCGTCTGCGGTGTGGAACCCAAAGGAAAAAAAGAGCGAACCAGCAATGTGCTTTTATTGCGAGAGGGGGGGCCAATGAAAAGATTTAAGTACGACATGAGCAAAGCAGTGAGGGATACCCCTGCCGAGTTTAAGCTTAATTATTTGGAGGGTAGCTTAATCCAGGCGTTTGGAAGTGGCGGTGGGGGCGGAGATAGCTTTGATGCCGCCTATAATGCAAGGATGGCGACTATAGCTGAAGATTATGCCGATCTTTACGGTGAGGACCATGATTTTTATAAGCAGTACTACCAGCCCATGGAAAAGGCTCAAATTGCGGCAAACATGGAGTTGATTCCATCTGAAACAGCCCTTGCAAAAGCCGGAAATGAGTCCGCACTTTCTTTGCTTCCGACACAGACTGAATTGACGCAGGCCCAGAACGAATCGGCTCTTTCACTCATCCCGGGTCAAACGGAACTCGCCCAAAAAGAATTGGAATACGGTTCAGCGGCCATCGATGCAAAAACTCCTGTCATGAATGCATTTTATAAAGAATCACTGGAAGGAGTTGATGTAGAGGACCGGGCAAACAAGGCGGCGGCCTACGTGTCCCAGGCATTTGATACATCTAATGCCATACTTGGCAGGAGCACGGCCAGGATGGGTGTTAATCCGAATTCTGGAAGGTATGCTTCACTGACCACAAGCAATGCCCTGGACCGGGCCAAAGCCGTTGCATCCGCCAAAACAACGGCCCGCACAAATGCTGAAGATGAAAACTATCAACGGCTTACCAATGCTATGGGGTATTAATCATGCCACTTTATCAGGTTGAAAATCCAATGGGCCGGGCGATGAGCAGTCTTGACGCGTCATCAAATGCCTATAAATCAATGATGCCGAATATTCCCGCGAATCAGAAGCCTGGGCCGACGCCTGGTGGGGCTATTCTGTCTGGGGCTGGGGGGGCTATGATGGGGGCTCAAGTAGGAGCAATGACGGCAGCCGAAGGGGCAAAAGGCCTTGCAGCTGTCGGAGGTCCATGGGCACTTGGGATTGGTACAGGTATTGGTCTTTTGTCGTATTTCTTATCGTGATGGCATGGGAATGGCAATAGTAACACCGCCAACAATGATTTGTTTCTGTCCCCTTATTTCTTCCCATCCAATTAAGCTGTCATTTTGGTTGAAAACAAAATAATAAGGCCGAGTTCCGATGTCATGTGAGTCATACATGGGGTACTTAAGGAGAAAACAGCCATCAATAAAATCAGTGCTTACAGGAGCCTTATCATTAAAGAATTTAGCCAATTCAGATCGAGAAATTCCAGGCTGAAGAGAGTTTAATTTTGAAAGGTCAGGACCCTTTGAGGCACATCCAAAAATGAACAAAGAAATGCAAGCAAACAAGAAACATTTTTTCATAACGCCCTCCTTTTTCAAGGAAAGTAATATCAGGGAAGTCAAAAATCAAGGAGAATATCATGCCGGATAAATGGGGAAGGGTAGGATACAACGATTTCATGGGCATTGCCAATGTGTTTGGGCAGATCAATAACTTGAACAAGCAGAATCAGTATTATAACCGCCAGAACCAGGAGCAAGCCAAGAAGGATCAGACTCACAAGGATGCCGTGACCAATTACGCCATCTTGGGAAAGGATCCGGAATCCCAGAATTTGGTGGGGGGGCCGGAGGCCCAAGTACAGGCCCGGGACTGGATAGATCGCGGCAACAAATACATGGAATCCATTTCGGACGCCAAAGAACGGAAGCAGGCCAAAGAGATTTCAGAACTTTATCTTTCCGGACAGTGGGAGAATCTGTCTCCGGAAAAGAAAAAGAAATATTCGGCTTCAGCTGTGGCCCAGGGGGAGATAGTTGCAGCTAACTATTTTAAGGGCCAGACAGATGCAAGAAAGGCCATTGAGGAGACAAAAGAAGCCTTGGCAAAGGAAGGTTATAATAATCTCCTTGAATATCGGAAATATATCAGCAAGGCTCTGCAATCAGGGGATCAGGCCGGGGCTGCCACCCTTATCTCCGATTTGTCAAAGAAAATGAATCATCCGTATCAATATGAATACGATCCGCAAACAGGACGGTTAAAGGAATACTATCTTCATTCCGGATCCGGCCGGCACGAACCGACAGGCGGAAATCTTTCAATGGAAGATGCGGTCAATATGATTATGAATATCACGCCTGAACAGTTCAAGGTCGCTCAATATACCCACCTGGAATCGATTACCGGTTGGAACGAGGAGGCCCGGAAACCTTCCGGGAGTTCCGATGGTGGCCGTGGCCAGTACTACACCAAGGGGGGAAAAGAGTATTACATTTATCCTCAGAAAGCCATTGAGAACGGAGTCCAGCAACACTATGTGGTTATGGATGACGAAAACAATAAAACGGCCTACAAGTCAATGGCCGAGCTTCAACAGGCCGGTTTCCGGTACCAGGATCTGAAGAGGGAAAAAGATAAGGCTGATATTGAATCTACCCAGGCATTGACCGCCAACAGGAAGGCAGAGAAGGCATACCACGACAAGAGAACCGCAACCCTGGGCCAGGGGAAATTCACTGAATGGAAACTCTATGACCCGAAAACCGGGAAAGAATATACGGCCAAGGATAAAGGGCAGTTTGATTATTATCAGAAACAGGGCCTGGTTCCCATCGATACCAGTCAAAAGACCCTGACAAAGGCAGAAGTCGATCAGTATGAAAGGAGTTCAAAGGCTTTTTTCCAGGATACCCGGGACCTGGGCATGGCCATGGATGAAGTCAGCGGGAACATTCGGGGCACGATTAAAAAGGATAACTGGGAAAATATCCGGAAGATCGCCAAGCACCACGGGGTTTCACTTAAAAACAGGCAGGGAGAGCCGGTCGACCTGAACGGATGGTGGCCTGGAGGAAAAGCGGACACCATGGATGTTGAAGTCATGCCCTTTGGTACCAGCCAGTATAGGGACCAGGCGTCAATCGACCAAAAGGGCGCAAAATATGAGACATCAGCAACCGGAGAGAATGCCTTTTCTGGCCCAGGCGGGTCTGGCAGGGGCCCTGCAATTTCCCAGATGACCCGGGACGAAATAAAAAATGCATATAAGTTCAGTTCCATGGGGGGATCAGACGAACCGGGGAAAACCCCCGTCACCTGGGTACAGGAAAAAATGGGCACAGCCCAACCGAACAACGCAGGATATGAAAAAATAGGTGAAGGCCCCATTGAAATGACACTGAGGCTGACCGGAATTGAAACGGATCTCACCAAACAGAAAGCCATTGCCAAAAATCTGAGAAGCCGGTTCCCGGATGCCACGGAGGAACAAATCGTTGTCATGATTCAACAGGCCGCAAAGCCTGGCCTCTAGAATCCTTTATTCCCGGGAAAGGTATGAATATGCCATTTGATTTAAAATCTGCCCTGAAAGAGATGTCTGAGGAAGAAGTAGCCAGATATCTTACCCATGCCAGTAATTTGGATTACGACCTGTTGAAAGAGCAAAATTTTACGGATGCCCAAATCAATCAGGGGATTCTGGAGATGGCTCCTGAAGATTATGAGACCCTCGCAAGTCAGAGTTTCAACGAAAAAAACTATGGGGATGTCCAGCGGGGCCTTATACGTGGAGGTCATAACGTGGCTTCTTCATACGGAGGCATGGCCGCTCTTGGAGGGGATGTCCTTGAACGGGCCGGCGCCGAAAGCCTCGGAAAATCTGTTCAGGATTACGGTATGGGGGTCTACCAGGAGCATGAAAAGGAGGCCTCCCTTTTTCCCAAAGATAAATTCTCTGACAGCAAGTTTGGATGGGCCTTGGGAACTTTTGCTGAGCAGGTGCCGGTCATGGCTGAGATTACCATCGGTGCGGCTTTGTCTGGTGGAGGCGGGGCCCTCCTGGGGAAAAAGATTCTCCAGGAAGGTGTTGAAGCGGCGGCAAAAAAAGCAGTGGTCAAGAAGATGGCTAGCCGGGGTGCAAAGGCCGGGATGGCGGCAACTGTGTTCCCACTTGAAACCGGATTAAATTATGGGGAACTTCGGAATGAGCACGGCGTCAAGGCACCTTTGTCCTCTGTTTTTTTTGGGTCCCTGGCCACGGCCATGGAGTTTATTCCCGGCGGAAACATTAAAATTGTAGACTCGCTCCTGGACGCCGCAAAAAAAGGAGATGGCGGAGTAATGAAAACCATTGCCCGGGAACTCCTTGCATCCATGCCGTCTGAGGCAGCACAGGAAGCAGGCCAGGAAACTATGTCTGTTCTCAATGTGGTGGCCAATACCGACGAAAAGTTTTTGACCCGGGATAATTTTCTGCGGATTCTGGAATCGGCCGGCGCCGGCGGTATGATGGGTGGTGCAGGCGGCACGGTCAAAGGAGGAATAAATGCCTTCAGGCAGGGGCGGGGCCGCGGTGTCTCTTCCGAAGAGGGGTCACCCGGGCCTGTGAACGAACCTGAGTCCGGGCAGACCGGTACCGCCCCGAGGGCCGAGCCCGGGCCTGTCGATCCGGATGCCGGTACCAACGCCTTCAATGCGCTGTCCCACGAGACAAAAACAGGCCTTGAGCAGATCCGGGATGATTCCATAGGCCGGATGAATGCCTTTGCTCAGCCAGTTGTACAAAGATCGGCTCCGGAACAGGCCATCGAACAAACTCCCGTTCAGCCCCCTGGACAAATGTCTACCCCCCCTGGACAAACTCCCGTCCAGCCATCAATTCCTGATGATGAATTAAACCGAATGGTGAATCAGGAACACATCGAAATGCAAGATGAGGTTGACCGGATCAATGAGGTCATCGATAACAGTGATGACCCTTTTCTTAATCCAGTCAAAAGGGTACCCCAGGAGAATCAGAAAACCTCGGGATATCAGCGAAAAGCACAGAAGACTTTTGAAAAAATATATCTCGGCCAAAATCATGGCGATATTAAAAAGAGTCTGGATGTGATTGAAACCACAAACAGGTATCGGGAAGAGCTTCTTTCAGACAAGGGTGCGCTTGAGGCCAGGGCCAAAGAAACAAGGATGTCCCCTGAAGACCTTAAGAGAAACTTGGAACTGGACCTTGCAGAGAACTTACCATTAGAAAATATCATAAGGGAGCATTTAACAAAGGCCTCTCCAAGGAAAGGCATGGAGGAGGAGTCCGACGCCAAAGACAGGGAACTTTCCCGGGTAAACACAGATCCCTCAGAGGCTCAGAAGGAGGCAGGAAACTATAAGAAAGCCCACATCAATTTCATGGGTTTTGATGTCTCCATTGAAAATCCGGCCGGCAGCACCAGAAAAGGCGTGGACGGATCCGGCAAGGCCTGGGAATCCACCATGCAGAGTCATTACGGATACTTCAAGCGGTCCCTGGGCAAAGACGGGGACCAGGTGGATGTCTTCATCAATCCGGATTCCAGAGAAGACGGAAAGATTTTTGTCGTTGATCAGGTAGACCCTGGGACCGGCAAGTTTGATGAACACAAAGTCATGATGGGTTTCGGCTCCCCGGAAGATGCTAAAGCTGCTTACCTCTCCAATTATGAAGATGGGTGGCAGGGCCTGGGTGAAATTACAGAGGTCGGGCGCGATGATTTCAAGGCCTGGCTGGGAGACCGGAAGCGGACCAAGAAACCATTTGCCTTGGGGAAAAGCACGGTTTCCCCGGAAAAAATCACGGAATCAGGGGAAAATGTTACAGAAAACCTGGAAAATATCACAGACCTTTCTCCCGGGGATCCTGTTCAGTGGTCCACCAAGACCGGAAAAATTTTCACCGGGAAACTGACTACAAAGAGAAGTGATGGGAGATGGGATGTCACCAAGGATCAGGATGACCGGAACTCGATTGTCGATGAATCGATGCTTGAAAAAGTGGTTCAAAAGCAAGTGGTGGCGGCGGATGAGGTAACAACCCGATCGACCACCGATAAAAATACAGATACGGCCGGCCGTATCCCCGAAAATAATGATGAGGACCTCATCGCCAAAGATGATGGTTCCCCCCGGGAGAAGACATCAAAATCCGTTGGATCCGAAATCGGTAAAACAGATGATAGGGCCCCTGGGTCTACCGAGAAAAAGAGCGATGCTCCCGGACGCATCACCGAAAAAGACGATCCTGCAGAACGTTCAACATCTGAGTCTCCTTCAAAAATAGAAGACTTTGGAGAAAAAATAGGCGGTGCCAGAAAAGACATTGCTGTTAAAACCGGATCTTCCAGTAAAAAGAAAGAGCAAAAAGACACCGGCTGGAAGGCCAGATACCAAGTATCAAAAATTGAAAACGAAACCGTTCGGCGCAATGGAGAGTACGTTGACAGCGATAGAAACGGGAAATGGGGTATCTGGGATAAACGAAAAAAAAAGAGTCGTTGGGGTCTCCCTCAGCCGATAGGCGGTAAGGTTTTCGATTCAGAGGAAGAGGCAAAAGCAGCACGTCCACTCCTGGCCTTGGCAGAGAAACATTCAATCTATTCTGTTGGGGAAAACAGGTATTCCATATTCCGTAAAATCAATGATCGAAAACGTGTCAGAGTAGTGAAAGAGGACTTTGAAAGCCGGGATGCAGCCAAGGAATACATGGTCAAAAATGCGGATGAAATTCTTTCCTCCAAGCTTTCCTTCGGAGAGGAGGTTTTACCAAAGCCAGAGCAAGTTTACAGATACGGCAAAGAGAGAAGACAGGGTGATATTGCACCAGACGCATTTTCCAATGTTTTTGGTTTTCGTGGAGTTGAGTTCGGCAACTGGGTATCCAAAACAGAGGAGCGCCAGGAGGTCATGAATCATGCCTATGATGCCCTTCTTGATATGGCAGAAATCCTGAATATCCCACCAAAGGCTGTCTCATTAAATGGGGAACTCGCTCTCGCTTTCGGGGCCCGGGGGAAGGGCTTGTCCGGAGCCGCCGCTCATTATGAACCGGCGTATGCCGTCATTAATCTAACCAAAATGGCCGGGGCCGGGCATCTTGCCCATGAATGGTTTCATGCATTTGATCACTATCTTGGACGGCTTGATGGAAAAGCCGAGACTGAAAAAATTACGAATAGCCGTGGGGATTCTGTTTATAAAAGACAAACAGAGCAAATGACTTTTGCTACTCATGGTTTCCAGTTTTCAAAAAGCGGGGCCAGGGAAGAGCTCAGGGAAGCCTATAAAAAGTTCGTTAAAACAATGCTGGTTAAAGGAGAGAAATATGTTGATGATACTCAGCAAGTTGAACGATTTCTTTCCAGAGCAAAAGACGCTTTAAAATCCAGACTTGATAATATCAGGGACGGGCTATCAAAGCAACTCGATAAACGGTATTGGAAACGGAAAAACGCTCCTGCCACTCCAGAGCAATTATTAAGGTTTGATGAGCTTTCAGACATGCTCATAAATGGGGAGCAACTGGAGCTTGAAACAAAAGTAGTGGATTCGAAACGGAGAAGTCACTTCCCGGCCACACGCCACACAAACGCCATCCTGGATGAGATGAGCAATATCTATAAGGCCGTTCGTGGCCGTACCGGTTTTTCTGAAAACGGAGATAATACAATCGGTAAATTGGCTGGTCCCATTGGTGCATACCGGCAAAGAATCAAACTCCTTAAAGAAGCTGAAAGCGGCAAGGAAAAAATAAGGACAATCCCCACCAAATTTGTCATGCAGGCCAAGGAAGCGGATCAGGCAAGATCAAAGTCATACTGGTCAACCGAGCATGAATTGGCGGCCCGGGCTTTTGCTGCATACTTGGAAGACAGACTGTCGGATAAAAAAGCACAGAACGATTTTCTTGCCTACCATGCCCATGGCGCTGTTATCGTCCCTGTCTACCCGGAAGGGCTTTTCATGCCATATCCGGAAGGCGTCGAACGGCAGGAGATTAATAAGGCTTTCGATAATCTGTTCGATGAGATCAAAACCAAGGAAACCGATAAGGGGGTTGCTCTTTATTCTGTCTCAGATGATTTTTCGCTAAATGGAGATGATTTCAGGGAGCAACTCCAATCTTTTTTAAAAAGCCCAGATGGCTGGAAGAAACCCTTAAAAATTAAAGGGACTCCGAAGGTCCTACAGATCTTGGGCGCTGAGAATCATCCTATTCTGATAAACCCATCCACGTTGAAAAAAGTTTTATTTGAAAAACATGGCCTTCCAATTGACCTGATAAAACAAATTCCAGAAAAAATATCAGACCCTATAATGGTTTTTGACTCCGCTACTGTCCCTGGATCTCTGGTGGCTATGACAGAATTAAATCATGATGGAAAGACCCTTGTTGCTGCTATCCATTTGAATATCAAGAAAGGGAAGCATTTAATAAACAGGATTTCAAGTGTCTATGGCCGTGAAAAAGATTCTCACTTCACGAATTGGATCAAAAGGGGACTGCTGAGATATCAAAATACTCAAAAAACAAAAGACTGGTTTCACTCCAGGGGGCTACAATTGCCCAAAGGGGAAAACAGCCTTTTGAACAGTAATAAAATACTGACTGAAAAGGATCTTGTCAAGAATATTCAATATTCAATAAACCAAACCCCCGGGCAGGGTGTAAGCTTTCAAGACATCCAGTCAAGATTCAAAGGTCAGGACGTTTTTCTTTCCCCGGACGGATCCATTTCTATTCGTTTAAAAAATGGAACCGGCGTTCAAATCACACAGGTCCAGGAAATAGGAGGTAAGGATGTCCGGTTGGCCATGAAAGCCGGCAGGGTGGCCAAAGACGGTATAATCCTGGGAAAATACAAGAATAAAACGATAACCCTGAACAAGGACCTGGCCAGCAACTTCACCCGGGATCACGAACTCTATCATTTCCTGGTAGATATGGGCATGATCACAGAAGGGGAGCGTCTCAGGCTGTTGGCTAAATTTCAGGCTCTGAAAAAAAAGAACCAGATCCGGTTCAAACCTTCCGACCTCCGGGAAGAGAACGAAGCCAATATGTTCGCCCAGATTCTGGAAGACAGAGAAGCATATCGGAAAACTCCCCTGGGAAGGCTTATTCAAAAAATAATGGATTTTGTGAATGGGCTTTTGTATATTGGTCGAAAATCGATCCGCAAGTTAGCCAGGTCCGTTGAATCTGGAAAAATCTTTGATAGAGACACCGTAACTACACCGGTATATGAAGTCTCTGCCGGTAAAGGATCATTCAAGGAAAATGGAAAGCCGTCCAGAATATCTGATGCCAAATTCCCCGATGTGGAATTACGGCAAACAGGGGAAATTCAAGTCCCCAACAAAGGAAAGATTGGAGGCGCTGGCGAAATTGCCGCCATCTTTTCCTCCCTATCAGACGCCGCACAAGAAGAAGCCTGGGGAGTTGCCCTCGACAAATCCAACCAAATCATAGAAGTTCATAAATTTTCCAAGGGCCTTGCCGATGAGGCCCCTGGCCATGTCAATCAAATGACCGGCCACCTCTTGAAAAACGAAGATGTCCATACGGTTTACCTTGTACACAATCATCCAGGAGGGACGGTCTTTCCCTCTCCGGCTGACAAGGCAACGATCAAAAGTGTTGATGCTTCATTGCGGCTGAATAAGATCACGACAAAGGGCGTGGTTATTTCGGATGGAGAGTATATTGAATTCGATAAGAGAGATGTCGATATTCCGGAAAAAATTCCTGCCAAGGATATGGATTCCACGGCGCCGGTCAGTGAGCGAAGAATAGCGAAAAGAAGCCCTCAACCAGATTTTATCATAAATGAGGATGATCCATTTACCCAGCTCATGCGTTTTGATGGGGAAAGGGATGGTATCCTGTTGGCAGACGGTGGCGGCCAGGAGATAGCTTTTATTCCCTATGAAAAGGGGAAGACGATTCGAGAGTCGACCATCGACATTTTGGCAGCTGCCGCCAGGCATAACGCAACTTACGCCGTGATCCATGCCAAGACCCTGGACAATACCAATCGCTGGAAATTATACGGCCGGCTTGCGGAGGGCCTGAGGTCTCAGGGGATAACCGTCCTGGATGTCATAACGGAGCACCCGGCCACCGGGCCCATGAGTTTGGTTGAAGCCAAAAAAATGTATGGGCCCAGAATCGAAGGCATGGAGGCCCTTGACTCCGATGAGGTTCTCTACCAGACCTCTGAAGATTTGGTCTATGGGCTGGCGCAAGACACATATTTTCAACAGGCAGTTGATCTTGTGACCGGGACCCTAAAATACCGGAAAGATAAAGGGGAGGGGCATAGAGACGATATTTCGACCCTGGCATCCATATTCAAAACCACAATGTATAATGCTGATAAGATCGGAGGTGCCGCAAAACGGGCGTTTGACATCTTCCGGAAACAGCCGGATTGGAAGTTTGAAAAACAGCGGGAACTCCTCTTTGACGGTGATGAGTCCCTGCAGGCCAGAATTGAAAATTACAGGAAAAAAGACAAAGCCGGGTATCAAAAACTGAATGATTACATTGTAAATCAGGATGTCATGGGCAGGGGGCATATCGTCAGGGAAGAGGGCGATGTGTTTGTTCTTTACCACTGGAAAAAAGAGGGTGGGGCGAAGAAAAGACTGGGTATCTTCGAATCAGAGGATGAGGCCTGGGAATACAGCCGGGAAATCGAGGCCCAAGAGTCCGGATTGAATGAAATGGGGCAGGACGCCCTTAAGGCGACCCGGATGATCACCAGGAAAATGTATCTGCATTATGCCCAGGATATGAAGGCAGCAATAGAATCTTATAAAGCTGCAAACCTCCCCCTGCCCGAAATCACAACGGTCAGGAACGGGAAAGAGGTTCAAATTGACCTTGAAACCCTGTCAAAGGAACTTGGGGACCGACAGGGGTATTATTTCCCCAGGCTGAGACAATCCGGACAATGGAAGGTTTCGGGCAAGAAAAAAGGTCGGAAGGCGCATCAATATTTTGATTCCCGTGTGTTGGCAGATAAATATAGGGCCGGCCTTGACAGAAAAGGGTTTAAAACAGAGCTTACGCAGGTCGGGAAACTCAGTGAGGATGTTTATCAGGCCCTGGAACCGCTTCTTTCCCTGCAGCAAACTATCAATAAAACCCTGAGGGAAATGTCCAATAAGGACAAGGAAAGGGTGCTTGAGGATAGAAATCTTTCAACTGAGTGGCGGGGTGAAACCTTTGTAGTCAAGGGTCGGGGGATAGGTGTTGATGTGGAAGAGGTATTGACCCCCCTGGGTGGAAAATATAAGGACCATTTCGTGAAAACAGCCCGGGGAGAAAAATATTCTCCGGAGATCCATTTTGAAAACGTGGATCCGGCGGATGTGGAAGCCCTTGAAGAAAGGATACTTAAATCCGTTCTTTACTCCGGCCACCTTTTCAAGGATATGGATGTTGAGTTTGCCACTGCGTTTGCAAAGCAGTTTGACGCCGTACTCAAGGGCAGAGGTTCCCGGGCCCGGATGATCGCCAGGACAGATGCCGTGGGAGAAGATGTTTCCAGAGGGTATGAAGAGGATCTTATATCGGCTTTGGTTCAGGCCGCTAACTCAGCGGCCGGCGGGTACGCGAAGGGCCAGGTGGCACAGCAGGCCACGGCGGCCATTATGGGCCGCGACATCTCATGGCAGGATTTTCAGGAACAACATGGCGGCGGCATTATCCAGGACCTGGAAAAGGAATTGGCGGACCTTGAAATATACAGCCCGAAAGAGCTTGAACAAAAAAAGATTTATCGGGAAGACCTCAGAAAGCTCAGGGGCAGCTTGTTCAATAGAAAATTTATCTCCCTGGAGGAAGTCGAGGACATCCAAAAACAGGCCGCCACCCTGCAGAAAAAGATAGACTCCATCACCAAATACAGAGATCCAGCCCTGGCCCAAAAGATTCAGGCCAGATTGAACGAGGCCAGGACTGGCCTCTACGAGCAGTACCAGCATATGACCCGTGAAAGGAGCCTGCAGGAAGACAAGCAGGGGAAGATTTACCGGGACATCACGGCAACTCTAAAAGATATTTTGAGAAATGAAGAGGCCGCTGACCGGCTGATCGGCATGGTCAAAGCAGCTGCCGTTTTTAAATACCTGGGATTCAGGGTCAGTTCCGCCCTGATCAATGTGACAAACATGATTACAGGCGTGCCGGCTGTAATGAACGGTGAAACAAAGGACGGGATCAGCATTACATCTGCCTTAAAGCATGTGGCTATCGGGATCAAAGAATACAGTCTTTCGCGGCGTGGCAAATCAAAATACCAGGATCTTTTCGACGAAATTGCCAAAAAGGGGTGGGATGAACCAAAGTTCAACCGGGAGGCCTTCAGCGCACTTCAGGGCCGCCTGGGCAGGGGCTGGAATTTAGCAATGGAAACCTCAATGTTCATGTTCGGTGTAACTGAAAAAATGAACAGGGCCGCCACCATTGCCGGGACTTATCTTGCCATGAAAAAAGCCAACAATGGGAAAAAGGTCTGGAACCACGATGCAATGATGGAGAAGGCAAAGGATATTTCCGATAAAGCCCACGGCGTTTATGAAAAATCCAACCGCCCGTTTCACATGCGGGGACAGAACATCGGGGCCCGTACCTTGCAAATGGCCTATGTTTTTCAGACGTTTCAACATAACTACATTCAGGAAATAGTCCGCCTTGGGGTCGATAAAAAACAGGCAAAAGCGGCCCTCTATATGCTGCTTTCTCCGGTTGTTTTCGGGGCAGGGGCAACTTTACCCATGGGGCTTGCGAAGCTGATCTCAAAACTTCTTGACTGGGACGATCCAGACGAGGGCTTGGCCCAATTTATGGAAAAGAACCTTGGCCCAGGAGCGGGGAATCTTTCCAGATACGGAATCACGGGCATTGGAGGTCATGGTGTCAGTCTAAAAGGATCCCTTGCATTTAGGTTTGGTGCCCCCGGATCTTTCGTTGATATTTTTGGGGCTCCGGGATCCGTGGTAAGCGATATCTGGGAAGGTGGAAAAAATGTTGTCAAAGGACACTATCAGGAGGGGTTTGAAAAGCTGGCGCCGGCAGCTCTGGGGAATGTGTCCAGAGGAATCCGAGAGTCAGCGTCTGGAGTTACAACTCGGTCCGGCAGTCCAGTGTTTTTTGGTGATGAACCATTGAAAGGAGATACTATTGACACGATCCTTCGCGTGCTTTCTTTCAATCCAACCCATGTCGCAAAAAAACGGGATATCCAGTGGAATGAATACCAGGTTCAGACCCGATTCAAAAATCGAAAGACGGAAATTTACAAAAGACTGAGACTGTTTTACAGCCAGCCTCCCGGGAAAAGAAGCCGACACGAGAGAATAAAGATTGAATCGGATATCCGGGATTTTAACAATGAAGTGAGGGAAAAAGAGATTTCCAGATATGTCCCGTTGATAACCGGACAATCAATCAGAAATGCGGTTTCCAAAAAGCCGTCTAAAAAGGAACGATTAAGGGCGAGCTAAACTGTCATTGAATAACATTGGATTTTAACTAAAAATAACACTGAATCTCGTTATTTGGATTGTTCCAAATGCGGCTTTTTGGACTGATCATCTGAAGAGCAAAAAATAAAGGGCAATTACGGTGCCGTAATCATCGTGATTGCCCTTTATTTTTTTTAGGGAAGAAAAATTAAAGGAGAAGTGAAATGAAAAAATTGAGGTCTTTGTTCATAATATTATTTTTTTTAACGGTTCTTATAGAGTTAGCATATGCCACGATCCGGGAACCCATTGTCACGCCGCTGAACACATCTACATATACCGCTATTGTGGCGGTATATCCGTGTCCAAACGGTTTCACAGTCTGGGTGGAAGATGAAACCGGATACTACTATGCCACTGACCAGGCCGGAACAAATCCAGTCGAAATGAACGGAAGAGGGGCCATGACCTTCCCTGATTCTACCGTGAAAGGAGAAACAATCATCTGGATAAAGGCCAAAACCGGCACCCCTAATTTCATTCTCCAGCCGGCCAGGAGAGGAGGCAGATAATCCGTGAAAAAGCTTTTCTTTCTTCTCTTTGTTTCCCTTCTCGTCATTTCCTCGGCCTGGTCTGGGGGGATTGTTCTTGATGATAGTCCTCTTCAGATTGGTGGCGGCATAATCAGATCTCGTTTTGACGATGCGGGTCTTTACAAATACGCATTCTATTTTGAGCCGAAAAAAATCTTAATGGACCAGGTGTCCGGCCAGCCAATGATCGTCCAGGATCTCCTTGCCGGTCGGCCCGGGTATAATGGTACCGTTCACGGGGTAGGGGAGGCCGTTGTTGATTCGGATGGGCTTTTGACCTATGGGGCTTATACGAATCTCATTTTTTGGTCTGAAGATATCAGTAATGCTTTATGGTGGACATTTGGGGCTAGTAAAGAGGCGCCAAACAGATTCGTGGGGCTGGAACAGGGAGCCCTTGTTGCCCAGGACATAACAACTATTGAGGGCATGCTCTATACGTTCTCATTTGTTGCGTCAATACCTCCAGGGGCACAGACAGACAACTATCGTATTGCCCATTATGGTTCAGCATCTGCCTCTTGGACAGCACTGCCCATAACGACATTCCCCAAACCGTTCTCGGTTACTGTTCTCGGTAAAGAAGGTGGCGGTATTGTAAATTTTGGAATCCAGGACTGGAACACATCAGACTGGGCTGAAATCACAGTCACTGATTTTCAGGTCACAGAAACACCCTATGCCCTCCCATACGTCAGAACAGAGGGATCCGCAGTAAGTGTTCCTGAGAACTACAGTGATGCCGACCAGGGGCTTAAGTTCCAGATGGTTCCTGATGAGGTCGGAAGTGTTTATACAGGACCAGTAATAGGACAAGAACTAATTGTTAATGGCCAATTTACTGACACAACATCTGTAGATACTACCGTTGCACCGTTTACGGGATGGGATAATTTATCTACTCATGATGCAAATAATAAATGCACAATTGAAAATGGAGCTTGTCGCTTAATATCAGACGGAACCTATACCGGTATCGGGGCGCCACCGTCAGTAATAGGTAAATGTTATGAACTGAATATTGAAATTGTAGAAGTAATTTCTGGTCAACTTGCTGTGCTAGATGGGTTCTTAAATACTCTTGGTCTATTAGATTCGCCTGGAACATATAAATTTAGATATAAAGCTACAGAAGAATGGGGTGTTCATCTTAAAAGGTATATTACAGATGGACCGACAAACATCGTTTTCGATAATGTTTCATTGAGAGAGGTATCTCGAAACATGGGGATGCCCAAGTTATTTGGTGCGCTGGATGGGACTTATACGAATCTTATGCTCTGGTCTGAAGATATCAGTAATGCAGCATGGGATGGCTATGAGGTAAATGTTGCCGGGCCTAATAAGTTCACGGCGACTGGTGTTACTGGTGGGATGTCCCAGGACATTGAAACCACAGAAGGGGCTTTATACACATTTTCGTTTGCAGCATCAGTCCCCGTAGGTGCCCAAACAACCGGTTATTACATAATGCATTATCAAAGTGGCACACTCAGTGATCCAGGATATAATATTACCAATCTTGTCCTCACAAATGAGCCGACTCGTTATTCTGTGACTGTTTTAGGCAGACCAGGAGGTGGGGCGATTTCATTTGGAATTGAGGATGATAACGAAGCTAACTGGGCCGAAATTACAGTTACAGATTTCCAAGTTACCGAAACCCCATGCATCATGCCTTATGTAAAAACAGAAGATTCTGAAGTTTCTGCGGGACAGACTTCTGGAGAAATGGTGATTGAGTGGGTGCCGATGTTTGATTATGATGATGGGATAACCTCAGCCACTGAATCCATTGGAATTATTTCTTCCAGAAATGAAGAACAAAATTTCGTCTACTTACAGCGAGATAGCGATTGGGCAACAAAATCAACTATCCGTATTTCAGATGAAACTGGATCAGCCACAGCGGTTGATTTCCAATGGCAAAAAGCGGTCCCATATACTCTCCGTATTATCTATGGCCCTCATCCTGGGTATAGCAATGCTCAGAAAATGCAGGTGGTTGTTACCGATGGAACCACAACCTGGGATTCTGGGGTTGAGGATTTCGATGAATCGTTTGACCCCGAAGAATTCCTGTCCATGGCCTTTGGTAACGGATTCCCTCAATACATAAAATCCATCAAAATCTACAAGGAACCTAAGTCATGGTTGACAAATTAATGCGGCATAAATGGGCTTGTGAATAGGAGGAGCGGGGCATGGGTCAACCGGTTAGTTATGAAGCTATCGTGATATCTGGACTCTGCGGTGTTGGGCTTAAAATTGTCTGGGATTGGGCAATTTCTGGAAGGATCAAAAAAGAAGCCCCATACGTCACATCTAAAGAGTGCGAAACCCATCGGGAGAAATGCTGTATCGCCCAAACTAAACGAGATGTTTCAAATCTCAATGTCCGTGTCACTGGCACTGAAAAGCAACTTGACGAAGGGAAAAAAACATTCAGTGAAATTCAAACGGATATAAAGGGCATTAACAAGTCAATAACCAAGATTGCCGCGACAATGGAATTCTTGAAACCGGAAAAAGTGGTAACCCATGGATCACATCGAAATTGACAGGAAAGAGTCCTCTGCCACCGAAACAATCAGTTTCATGACGGTTAACGGCCAGGCCTTCGGGGTTGTCCTGGAACCCCCAAAAAAAGGCAATGAACAGGATATTTCTTGTATCCCCACGGGCGTTTATAAGGCCAGAAAGTATGAATCCCAGAAATTCGGGCGGACCTGCATCGCCCTCTATGATGTTTACGGACGGGAATACATTTCCATTCACAACGGGATCCACCATCTCCATACCAAGGGATGCCTGATTGTCGGGCTATATTCCGGGGAGTACGACGGGAAACGGGCCGTCATGAAGTCCAAGGCGGCCCTTAAAATGCTCACCGATATGGTGGGCGATGATATCAGGGTAACGATTAGGGAGGCTTTTTAAAATGAATTTGACCCCATGGACCAAACGCTTTGCACTGGTCTGCCTGGCTACATGCATAACCACTGCTATTATTTGTCGGGAAAGCCACATTGCCGCTTTTTTAGCTGGGGGCATGCTGACCATAATTAATCCGGAGAAGAAAAATGGATAAAGAACTCCTGCGCATTGCCGGCCGTGCAATCAAAAGAGTCTATGACGGTGAATGCCAGGACATGGGTTCTACAGAATGTGCTTTAACCCTTGAAATCTACCGGGGAAACCCCATCCAGGTCCTGGCTATCGGTGGCTCAAATGAGGGGATTGACTGGTTCTGGAATGCGCTCATGGTGTCATGGGACGGTGTGAAATACTGCTCTTATCTGTCCGCCCAGAGGATAGCAAGGCGTTTTTCCCGGGATAAGACAATGCCCTTACTGGTGACCGGGCACTCCAAGTCTGGACCCACCGCCTTGTACTGGAAAAAACGATATGGTGCCGATTCCTGCATTTCCTTTTGTCCGGCCAGGGGCTTCCGAAAACCGATTCCCCTAGACAACACGATCATTGTAATTGATCCGGACGATCCGGTACCCAAACTCGGGGCCCTGAACTTCAGGCACCCCATTTGTGAAAAAATAATTCTCCCGGATGACCATAAGGGGCTTTCCGTGGGGGATCATTTTATAGACCATATAATCAATTATTTTGAAAAGGAGGAAGGAAATGAGTGTATTGAAGTGGCTTGAAACCCTGGTTATTTTGGCCCTGGTTTCTATGGGTTTGACATTGATGATGGGATGCTCTGGAAAAGGAGGCCTCTCAGTAGCGGATATCTACCCCAATGCCTGTGATTCCATTGAGCCCGGGGAATCCTATTTCTGTGATTGGGCAAAGGAACTCGGGATCGATAATTTAAGCTTGTTTGTTGACGGGATCATGGTTGCCAATGTCTTTGTCATTGAAAGCGGTAAAGCCTATACAAAAGAGGAATGTATTGCTGCCGTGAAAAGCCTGCGTTCCTTTGTGGAAAATCCGGTATCATACTTCGCCCTGGCAACGCAGCTCGGTAAAATCGTGGATAAGTACCCGCTTGTATTTCAGGCTTCAGCGGATATTATGGGTAAAATGGTGGTCAATACCATGATCATGAAGACCAAGGACCGTGAACTGGCTTTAGCCCGGCTTGATCAAGTGCTTGCCGGCCTTGGCACATGACCGAGAAAATGATAAATTGAATTTGCTCCAGGCGGTCTGGGGCAATCAGCTTTTAAAAAGAGGGGGACTACTTGGTCCCCCTCTTTTTTTATGGCGAATTTGATATTCAAGTTTGTTATGTATAAACCTGATTTTTTCGGATGGGCTTGCAATGAAATCAAAAATAAGGTTACTCTCCAATAATCTTGCTTCTTTTCAATCACTTAATTCAATTAAGGAGATTTCATGAAGATTAAAAAATTTCAGCAATTAAGGTTAGTGGCCATTTTAATATTTGCTATGGCCATTTCTGGGTGTGCAATCAGCAAAAAGACGTATCTGCCTGATGGAAGTGAAGGATATAGTATTAGCTGTGACGGGGCGGCAGTTGGGATAAATGTTTGTTTTGAAAAAGCCGGGGAACTGTGTGGTTCAAAAGGCTATGAAATTTTTAATCGGGAAGGTCAATATGTGCCCTTTGCGATGGGATCAGTAAATGGGAATCAGGCCTTTGTAACCTATGGTTCTTTCAACACAAAAAGTATTATGATTAGGTGCAAAAAATGAAGTCAGAAGTGGAATTTTATCAGCTAAAAAAATATTGGATAACAGGGAAAGAATTTGAACTCAATGGGGAAAAAGTTACTGTTAAGGTTGTTGGATTATATGTTGATACCGAGAAGATGTGGAGTTACGAGTTAAGCAACGGCGAGATTTTATATAGAAAAAAACCAATCTGTCTTTGTTGTGAAAAAAACATACCAGATGAAAGGCCACGGATTTGTCCAATTTGTGATCATACATTCAAAGGAAATGGATGGGACGGTATTGACAGCCATTGGCGTGCTGAACATGAAGACATAATGATATATGAAGATTTTTGGGATTCCCTTTGTCCGAAACATAAGGAATAGAGCGAAATCTAAGAGTAAAGATTATACATTATTATCCGCCCTTTTCGAGATCTTAGCGGTAATCCACCAAATTCAATTTTATAGAATACAAACTTGATTTTAAAAATCATGGTTGCAATAAGTCCAGAAATCAAGTTACTCTCCAATAAACCTGAATCTTGGGTTTCTGGCACGGCCACTATATCTTGCGATTTGACAATTTCAGAAAAAGAGATCAATTATACCATAAATGCTCTCCCTGGTATTGCTTGTCTTGGGGAGATCATGCAAATAAATGTTTGGGTAAGAAATTTAGATTAATTCAAATATATTTACTTCTGTCGAATACATTTTCAAAACATTCTACCTCGAATTTTCTTTACACCCCCCGGCCATGCTGATATGCAATTCGAACAGACATTATAAATGATAGCTGTTTCGGTTCTCAATCCTTCTGGCATGATATGCGGCAAGATATCAGATCGTCGAAGATGACCGGACGGGGGCAACCGCTTGTTATGGTCTGTGAAAATTCTCGTAAATTACAGTGCTCATCTTAGTTGAGATGGAGGTATTTTCATGAGTCAAAATAGTCGATTAAAAATTTTTATAAGCTATTCACATTTGGATGAAAATCATATCGATTTATTTCTTAAACATATAGCCCCCTTAAAAAGAAATCAGTCAATCGAAAATTGGTATGATCGAAAAATACTCGCAGGGAAAGATTATCAAGACGAAATCGATAATAACCTTGAAGATGCAGATATCATTTGCCTTTTTATTTCAGCCAATTTTCTTGCATCCAATGCATGTATGGAAGAACGCGATGTTGCTATAGAGTTGGTAGAGAAAAAAGGGATTACTGTTATCCCTATCATCCTATCTCCATGCGGTTGGTCAGATGACCACGAGTTAAGAAGGCTTTTGGCCTTACCTACAGACGGAAAACCTATAACAAAATTCGATGATGATAACATCGCATGGAATGATGTCTATAAATCGTTAAGGGATGTAATAAATAATCTTTTTAAGATAAAGGAACTCAAAATAAACGATGGTTTCAGGGAATTCTTAAATAATGCCGATCTTTTGTCGAAGGCTCATTCCCAGAAAGATCAAGTCCTGTTGGAAGACATTTTTGTCCATACTGAATTATCAAAGTTTGATTATCTTAGGGAATATGAAAAAAAAATAACCTCCCACGAGTTAATTGAACAGTTCTACGGATATTCAAAAATTTTAATAGCAGGGGAGAGTCAATCTGGAAAAACAACATTATGTAAGCAAATTTTCGTATCTTTGCGAGAAATGAATTTTGTTCCCATTTATATTTTCGATAGAACTTTTCAATTCCAAGGAAAGATGGAGAATAGAATAGCCGCAGCTTTCAAAGACCAATACACAGATATAAATTTAGATGAAATCGATCCAAAACGTATCGTCCCAATCATAGATGATTTTTTTATGGCAAAGAATAGAGAGAGGCATATACGTGATTTATCGATTTATAAATTTCAGGTAATCGTTGTTGATGACATCTTTAATTTAAACCTTAAAGATGAAACTTTAATCAAACAATACATCCATTTTAGAATTGAAGAGCTCACACCATTATTGCAAAATGAGTTAATAAAAAAATGGGCATATTTATCAGATGAGAAAAATGGAAATCACAGTCAAGACAATTCACTATACAAACAAATAGATGAAAAAACTGAATTGGTTAATACGACTTTAGGGAAGATCTTTGGGAAAGGCATTATGCCTGCATATCCATTTTTCATACTTTCTATTATCAGTACATATGAAACTTTTGCAAAACCACTTGATCAAGAAATAACCTCTCAAGGTTATTGCTATCAAGCTTTCATTTATATGTACCTTAGAAAACAAGGTGTAAAGAATGAGGATATAGATACCTATATAAATTTCCTGACAGAATTATCCTTCTTTTTTTATTTAAAGCATAAAAACGAAATATCTATTGATGAATTCTCTCAATTTATCGAATCGTACTTGGAGGAATTTAATCTTCCAGTTGAACAAAAAATACTGATTGAGAGGCTTCAAAAATCACACATAATTGCTATCGATAGTTTTAATAATTGTTATTTTTGTTACAAGTACCTCTATTATTTTTTTGTAGCTAAATACCTGGCTGAACACGTTGGAGAAAACAGACATATTATTGATGATCTTATTAAAAATCTGCATAAAAATGAAAATGCCTATATTTCAATATTCATCTCTCATCACTCTAAGGAGACAGTAATTTTAGACGAAATTGTTCTAAACGCTCTCTGTTTATTCGATAATTATGAACCTGCAACTTTAAGTGATAAAGAACTCAATTTTTTTGATGATCAGGTAGATGAAATAGTAAATGCAGTGCTGCCTCCACCTAATGTGACTCCTGAAATGGTACGAGAAGAAAGACTAAATGGTCCTAAAGAACATATTGAAGACAAGATACAGGCGGATGCTGTTGGGGTTTTTGAAGAAGATCAAGAATTAGTAAGCAATTTACGAAGAAGCATTAAAACAGTAGAGGTGATGGGCTGCATCATTAAAAACCGTGCAGGCTCTTTGAACCGTGCGAGACTTGAGTCAATGTTTGAAGAGGCGATGGACGTTCATTTAAGAATCCTGTCCTCATTCTTTAAATTAATAAAAACAGAGGAAGAACAACAAGAAATCATAAATTATATCTCTGAAAATCTGAAATTATTTATCGAAGATACGCTTGAGAAAAAAAGAAAAGAAGGCAAGAAAGAGAGAGAACCAACGCATGAAGAGCTTGAAAAACTCTCTAAAAATATATTTTGGAATATTAATTTTATGACAATATTTGGACTGGTGAACAAAATAATTACATCTATCGGGTCAAATAAACTCTTACAAATAGCGGATTCTGTCTGTAATCGAAGAGATACGCCAGCGGCGTTTCTAATAAAGCATGGCATTTTTATGTGGTATAATAAAAATTTACAATTGGATGAAATTACAAAAAAAATTGACCAAGATGGGTTTTCAAGGATTGCTAAGAAAATAATGAACTATTTAATAGTAGATCATTGTTCAATGCATAGCATCAGCTACAAGGACAAACAAAGGATTGAGCAGAAATTCGGTGTGTCGTCTAAAAAACTTTTAGAGTGTGTACTTAGAGAGTAA